CGCGCTCGTGACCGGGGCTCCATCGGCGGGCACGCTGCGCGCCTTCCCGTTCGTGGCCCCGTTCAAGGGCGGGACCATCGACCAGATCGCGTTCGAGGTGACCACGCTGCTCGCCGGGAACGGTCGCATCGGCCTGTACAACAATCGTGGTTCCAGCACCGGCAACGACGGAGACATCTACCCGTTTACGCTGCTCTCGGACTCGGGGAGCATCAGCACCGGCACGACGGGTGTGAAGACGTTCGCGCTGTCCCAGGCGCTCACGCCTGGACAGCTCTACTGGCTCGTCTACCTCTCCGACGCTGCGGCCACGCTCCGGTGCCTGCCGCTGTCTGGCATGTGGCCGATCCACGGGGTCCCTTCTACCTTCGGAGCCGCCCCACAGGTGGGGATCTCCCGCGCCTTCGCGTTCGCCGCGCTTCCTTCACCGTTTGGATCGGGAGGTGCGGCGATCACCGCCGTACCGATCCCGGCCCTGGGCTATCGTCTCACATAGGAGAGAGGCAGACATGATCAAGAAGGTCGGTTCACGCTACTGCGTCTTCGACAAGAGCGGCCAGCGGCGCATCGCCTGTCACGCGACGGAGGCCGACGCAAAGAGGCAGCTCGCAGCGATCGAGGCCAGCAAGCACCGCGAGCTCCATGCCCTGCAGAGCGGCCTGCTGCGGACCGCGATCTTCGAGGGGCGAGAGCACATCGTGGTCCCGGTGATCGCGCTCGTGCCGGGAGTGATCCACGCGCACAACTCCCTCCAGCCGGAGCTGGTCCGACTCGAGGATCTCGAGCAGGCTCCACAGGGTTGGAACGGTCGTCCGATCATGTTCGGGCACCCGTCTCGAGACGGCCGACAGATCAGCGCAAACGAGCCGACCGTGCTCGAGGAGCACAGGATCGGGACGATCTTCAACGCGCGCGTGGACGGCGGAAAGCTGAAGATGGACGCGTATGTCGACCCCGAGCGCGCTCGTTCCGCAGGGGCGGGGTCGATTCTCGACGCGCTCCAGCGTGGGGAGCAGACCGAGGTCAGCGTCGGAGTGTTCGTGACGCTAGACCAGAAGCCCGGCGCGGACGGCGGGCTGCGCTACGAGGCGGTCTGGCAGGACATCGTCCCCGACCACCTCGCCTTCCTCGAGGAGGGAGTGGTCGGAGCGTGCAGCATCGAGATGGGCTGCGGGGCACTGCGCGCGGCGGGTGGGAAGGGAAGCGGGAACTTCGGTCACGCTGGACGTCCGGGACAGATCGGTGGGAGCGCGCCAGGAACAGGCGGGGGGGATGACGAGAAGGGTGACTTCTCCAGAGACGGTGGTGCTTCCTACGATATGCGATACGACGGCGCGCTAAAGTTGCAGCGCGGATCTCGCATCCAGTGGAAGCCATCAGGAGACAGCCAGGTCCGATCGGGGCGCATCACGAAGATCGAGAAGACGCCTGGTCGCGATTTGATCTACACGATCGACACCGGTCAGCGCACGCCGTATCAAGAGAGCACGTCCTCTCTCGCACAGAAAGGTTTCAAGAATCTGGAGGGACAGTCGATGACGATCCTCGAGAAGTTCAAGGCTCTCCTCGAGAGCTTCGTCCCGAGTGACCCGAAGGTCCTCGAGGACTATGGCCAGACGGCCGATGAGCTGCGCACGGCACTGCACCAGGCGCTGATGGCCACCGTCCCGGGCTTCATCGGGGTCGACTCGTACTATCCCGAGGAGCACAAGGTGATCTACGCTTCGGCTCCGGAGGGCGCGTTGATGCTGCACCGCTGCGACTACCGGATGACGGATGCCGGTGGCGTGGAGCTCGACGTCGAGGGTGGCGAGGAGGTCCAGCAGATCACCCGGTTCGAGCCGGTCAACGCAGCGGCCTTCCCGGGTGCGGCTCCGCCCTTCAAGAAGAAGGGTGAGAAGAGCGCCGTGTACGAGAAGGGTAGCCGCTACTGCCACAAGACGGCCGACGGGAAGGAGATGTGCCACGACACGGAGGAAGAGGCCCGTGCGATGGTGGAAGGGAAGAAGGAGCGTGCCGCCGCAGGCAACTGCGGGTGTGGCGGCAAGACGGAAGGAACGCCCGCAGGGAAGGAGAACGACATGACGAAGAAGGAGCTGGTCCAGAAGATTCTGGCCCAGAAGAAGTCCCGCTTCGCGGCGGCGGACGCTCCGATCCTGGAGCAGCTGTCCGAGGAGCGTCTCACGGCGCTGGCGACGGAGCCGGAGCCGGTCCCGGAGCCGACCCCCGAAGAGCAGCGGCAGAAGTTCCTGTCGATGTTCCCGGACGTGAAGCTCGTCCTGGATCGCGAGAAGGCCAGGGATACGGCTCGTCACGCGGAGCTGGTCGCCGCGTGCGCGGGCGTCAAGCAGGAGGCGTACAGCGAGGCGGATCTCAAGGCCATGCCGCTCGAGTCCCTCGAGAAGATCACCAAGCTGATCACCGCGTCCGTTCCGAAGAAGTACTACTCGGGCGCGGGCGTCCCGCGCGCGGCGTCGTCCGTCACCGAGGAGGAGATCCCGGCCGCTCCCTCGCTGTCGAGGTCCATCCGGATCGCTCGAGGGATCGAGAAGGCGTCGTAGTTCACAGGCGTTTTTCCAAGAGATCAAGGAAGGAGATCAAGAGATGGCGAGGAGAACGATCGGACTGCTGGGCTTGCCGCCCGTCGTGAACGAGGAGGAGTCGGCGCTCGCGGCCATCACGCCCGGGCATCTTCTCGAGCTCACGTCGACCGGCGTCCAGAGGAACACGGACGACGCGGCGAACGTCGCCCCGAACTTCGCGCTGGAGCGCGACGAGCTCGGGAACGACATCGACGTGGCGTACGCGGTCGGAGACAAGGTCAAGGTCGGTGCGTTTCACCCCGGTCAGCGGGTCTACGCGTGGCTCGCTTCCGGCCAGAACGTCGCGAAGGGTGCGTATCTGACCAGCAACACCACGGGTCTGCTCACCGCGACGGGCGTCACCGCGACGGTCCGCATGGCGCGGGCTCTCGAGGCGGTGAACGCTTCGGCCGACGCTCGCATCCGCGTCGAGATCGTCTAACCGGCCCATGGGCCACCGTAAGGAAGGAGAAACGAAGATGGCGAGAACGAGGAACGCACCCGCGAACGTCGATGGCGGGGCGAAGTTCTGGAACGGGAGCTCCGGCAGGTGGGCCGGCGAGCGTCTCTTGCGCGCGATGCAAGAGGGACGCCCGATGACGCCGAAGGAGCTGCGCACCGCGGACACTCTCCGCAAGGACGAGTGGATCCACTTCGACGAGGCGCTCGTGCAGGAGGGGACGATCCGACTGCGGGGTGTCGCGGATCTGATGGCCGCCGGGCTCACGAGGCCCGTCGCCAACGGGATGGGCAAGACGGTCTTCCAGTACGAGAAGATCACCGACATGGAGCCCGCCCAGACGTCTCTGGACGGCATGTCGCGGACCGAAGACGATCGGCAGGAGTTTGACTTGAACTCGCTGCCTCTGCCGATCACCCACAAGGACTTCGGCATCAACCTGCGCACGCTCATGGCGTCCCGTGAGCGGGGCGAGTCGCTCGACACCACGCAGGTCCGGACGGCGGGCCGACTCGTGGCCGAGCAGGTCGAGAAGATGCTGTTCCAGGGTGGGCCGATGTTCGGATCGCTCCCGATCTACGGCTACACCACGCACCCGGACCGCAACATCACGAACTTCGTCACGAACCCGTGGAACGTCCCGGCCGTGACGGGGGAGAACATCCTCGCGGACGTTCTGGCCGCGATCACGGCGCTCGAGGCGGATCGGATGAACTCCGGCCCGTACTGGATCTACGTCCCGAGCGACGCGTCCACCAAGCTGGAGTCGGACTTCAAGGCGAACAGCGACAAGACGATCCGGCAGCGGGTCCTCGAGGTCGACCGTGTCGCCGGCATCCGCGTCGCCGATCAGCTGCCGAGCGGCAGCGTGATCGTCGTCCAGGCGACGCCCGACGTGGTCGTGCTCGTCGAGGGTGAGCCGCTGCAGACGGTGCAGTGGGACATCCAGGGCGGGTTCCGTGTCGAGTTCAAGGCGTTCTCGATCCATGTCCCGCTGATCCGGTCCGACTCGGACGGTCGCAGCGGCGTGGTCGAGATCATCGCGGTTCCGTAAGGAGGTAAGACGTGTCAGCCACGTACGATCCGACGCTTCCTACCGACAGGGACTGGGTCCGGTTCCTGTCGGGCGACCGTGTCGTTGCGTCGGCTGTGCTTCAAGACGAGGAGATCGACGCACTGATCGCCGAACAGGTAAGCATCAACGGGAGCGGCAACTGGACCAAGTACCTCGCGGCCGCGATGGCCGCGGGCGTGATCTTGAATAAAGACGGAGGCTCGGGGACCGTGACCTCGAAGACAGTCGGGAACCTGAGCATTGACTACGGTAGCAACGATTCGGCTGACTCTGCGTATCGTGCGTACATGAAGTCTTTGCAGGAACGTGGCTGTGCGTTGCTGCTGAAGGCTGGCGGGAACAGCCATGTGCTGAGGATGCTCTGACGTGCCTGCGCAGATTGTGTCGGCGCTCATTGACCTGTTCTCTGACACCGTCTCGCTGGAAGCTCCCACAGGCTTTGACATGAGGGGTAATCCGACGGCCTATGGAGCGACGGTCGTCGTTCGGGCACACTGCATGATCGGAAATCGTGTCGTTCGTGATTCGACCGGAAAAGAGCGGGTCTCTTCGTTGCGGGTCATTCTGGCTGGGACGCCGGGAGCGACGATCTACCATCGGATCACGCTTCCGGTTCGCTTTAAGCCACCGCTTCCTCCGGTGATCAGTGTCGAGCAGTTTCAGGACGAGAATGGGGCGCACCACGAGCAGGTAAACTTCGCGTGAGGATTAACATCGCACAGCCGTCCTTTCGAGGGAACGAGAAGCGTTATCTCCTTGAGGTTCTTCGGAGCACCCGTCTGTCGATGGGAGAGTTCGTCGAGAGGTTTGAGAAGCGACTCGGCAACGAGCAGCTCGGTTATGCGGCCGTGACGGTGGCCTCAGGAACCGCTGCGCTGCACCTCGCACTGCTCGCGCTCGGGCTGAAGCCTGGGCAGAGAGTGATCGTTCCTGCGTGCTCGTACATCGCGACGGCCAACGCGGTGAGGTACTGTGGAGCGACGCCGATCTTCGTGGACGTCGATCCGAAGACGTGGACGCTGCCGGTGGAGGCTGCGTTAGAGGCTGCTGAGCAGCACCGCGCGGCTGGGGTCATACTGGTCGACCTCTACGGGACGCAGGCCGCAGGGCGACGTCAGGCATTTCCAAGTCGGGCCTGGGTGCTGCAAGACGCGTGTGAGGCACACGGAGTCCCGATGTACGGGGACGCGACCGTCTTGTCGTTCTACGGAAACAAGATCATCACGTGCGGAGAGGGTGGTGCCGTACTCTCGAATGACGAGTCGGTGATCGACCGCGTGAAGAAGCTGCGTGGTCAGGGTCAGTCGGCACGCCGATACGTTCACGACGTGCTCGGCTTCAACTATCGGATGACCGATCTCCAGGCAGCTATCGGGCTCGCGCAGCTGGAGCGCCTGCACGACATGCTACGCGTTCGACGAGCTGTTCGGTTTGAGTATGACTCTCGACTCCTCGACGTACGCAGCCAGTGGCGGAGCGCTTATGCTGTCGAATGGGTGATGCCGATCTTGGTCTCAGACCGCCAGAGAGTCGCTGACGCTCTCTTCAGTCAGGGCGAGATCGAGACGCGTCCGGTCTTCCCGGCGTTGAACACGCAGCCGATCTATCGCGGCGGGGAGCGGATGCCCGTCGCAGAGGAGCTCGCGCGAGACGGACTGCTCCTGCCGCTCCATGCCGAGATTGGCACGAAGGACGTTGAGAGCGTCTGCGCGCTGCTCAGTAGCGTGCTCACGGAGGTCGCGGCGTGATCATCGGCGAGCTGGGAGAGCAGGTGGATTGGTACCAGCCGATCGTCGTGACTCGTCCGTCTGTCGTCAAGGTCGGAGACGGATCGCGTGTCGACTCCTTCGTGAAGATCGAGGGCGGCGAAGGGGTCACGATCGGGCGAAACGTCCACATCGCCAGCTTCTGTCACGTGAACATCGGAGGAGGAGAGACCATCATTGAGGATGGGGCAGCGATGGCGAGCGGGGCGAAGATCATCAGCGGCTCAAACAAGCCTGAGGGAGAGAGCTGTAGCGCTTCTGCGCCTCAAGACCAGCAGCTGGTCGAGAAGAAGAGAGTCGTTATCCGTAAGAACGCGATCCTGTTCGCCGGGGCGATCGTGATGCCTGGGGTCCATGTCGGAGAGCGTGCTCGGATCGGAGCTGGTGCCGTCGTGACGAAGGATGTCCCCGCTCGTGAGATCTGGGCCGGTGTCCCGGCCAGGAAGATCGGTGAGGTCTCGTGAAGATTCTCATCTCCTCTGCTTTCCGAGACACCGGTGATCAACAGATTCGAAGGTGGTTCTCGCAGATCAGCATGCTGCAGAGGCATGTCGGTTCGGGCCACCTGATCCATGCTCAGGCGACTGAGGGCGACTCACGTGACGACACGCCGCACAGGATCATCAAGATGTCGCGCGAGTTCGGAACGCTGACACGGCTGGTCACCGCCAACACCGGGAAGCCGCAGCTCGGTTCAGTCGAGCACCCGATCAGACTCGCGGTGATGTCAGAGGTTCTCGACACCGCTTTTCGAGCGATCGCCGACGGACCGGAGTACGACGTGATCGTACACGTCGAGAGCGACCTGATCTGGGACCCGATGACTATCGGTGCGCTGGTCGACATCGCGGCCGAGCGACGGCATGGGATCGACATCATCGCTCCGATGATCTTCGCCGGGGCGAATTTCTACGACGTCTGGGCGTTCCGATACAAGGGAGGACGCTTCGGACCATTTCCACCGTTTTGTCACGCGATCAACGGGCTCCCGTATCTCGAGCTCGACAGCGTCGGGAGCTGTCTAGCGATGCGGTGGGAGGTCATCCAGCGGGTGCGCGGCTGCCGAGACGAGGCTCTGGTCGGCTGGTGTCGACACGCCAGGATGGTCGGGTTTAACATCGCGGTCGCGACACAGCTCGCGGTGAGGCACCCAGCGTGAGAGCCTACGTTGATCCGCTCCCTGGTGCATCGGTGAGTCGAGCGATGCGTCGGGTTGGCGACGCGTTGAGGCGCTACGCGCCTCCGACTGTCACGATCGCGAATGATCCGGGTGACGCTGATCTGCAGATCTGCCACGTGATCGGTGGGTACCCGCGCTCTCTGGTGCGCACGAAGAGCTACGCGGTGATCCAGTACTGCTGGAAGACGAACCCAGCGCGAGAAGTCCAAGACTGGCAGAGCTTCTGGCAGGGAGCTCGTCTAGTCTGGAGCTACTACGGAGACCTCCCGGTCCACGGCCGTTTCTACCACGCTCCGCTCGGGGTTGACGGAGACGTCTTCAAGGGAAACGGTGCTGACCGTGACGGGGTCGTGACGAGTGGGTTCTTGACCGGTCCTGGTGCTGAGGCGATCGAAGAGGTCGCTCTAGCGGCTGATCATCTCCGCATGAAGGTCTTTCATCTCGGTCCAGCGGCTGTTGCGGGAGCAAAGTGGCGTCCATCACCGCGATGGCGCGCGGCGCTCGGGATCTCTGATGCATCTCTGGCTAAGGAGTATGGACGAGCGCGATGGGTCTCTGGGCTGCGTTACGTCGAAGGCTTTGAGCTCCCGGTCTTGGAGGGACTCGCGTGTGGAGCTCGTCCGATCGTGTTCAGCCGCTCTGACATGAAGCAGTGGTACGCAGGACACGCGGTCTTCGTCGAAGAGTGCTCTGGATCAGCTCTCGTGGAGCAGCTCTTGCCGATCTTGAGTGGCCCGTGGTACGCAGTCACCGAGGCGGAGCGAGAGATCGTTCTTCGTCGATTTGACTGGAAGACGATCGCAGAAGGATTCTGGAAGGAGATCTTGTCGTGAACACCACTGGCAAACATCGTGTACTGTTGATCGGGGATGCAGTCGTCTCGTCTGGCTTCGCGAGGTTGAATCACGCCTATGTCGACGGGCTCGTCGCAGCGGGATGGGACGTGCACGTTCTCGCGCTGAACTACCTCGGAGACCCGCACAAGTTGAAGGTGCCGGTGTACCCGTGCTACGGGTATGCTGGCGGTGACGCCTTTGGGTTGAAGCGGACGAAAGAGCTCGTCGAGCGGCTGAGACCCGACGTCGTGTGCGTGACGAACGATCCGTGGAACATCCCAGAGTACGTGAAGAGGATCGGGAACACGCCTGCGGTCGCGTCGGTGGCCGTGGACGGGCTCAACTGTCGAGGCGCTGGCCTGAACGGTCTCGCGAACGCAGTCTTCTGGACGGACTTCGGGCTCTTTCAAGCTCGGCAGGGTGGGTTCACCGGAGAGGCGAACGTGATCCCGCTCGGCGTCGACCTCGACGTGTACAAGCCGTATCGACGATCAGAGGTCCGTGATCGACTGCGGCTCGGCGCGTTGAGAGACGCGTTCATCGTCGGTGTCGTCGGTCGGAACCAGCCGAGGAAGCGCTTGGACCTTGCGCTGGTCTACTTCGCGGAGTGGGTCCGGACTCACGACGTCCGGGATGCATATCTCTTCCTCCACGTCGGTCCGACTGGTGACGCTGGGTACGACCTCGAGCAGCTTGGCCGGTACCTCAAGATTTCCAATCGGCTCATCATCTCTTCTCCGGAGATGGGTCTTGGAGTCGAAGAACGCGCTCTCGCCGAGATGTACAGCGCGTTCGACGTCATGCTCTCGACGACGCAGGGAGAAGGCTGGGGCCTGACGCATATGGAGGGGATGGCGTGCGGGGTTCCGCAGATCGTCCCGGACTGGTCGGCTCTCGGGGAGTGGGCGGCGACTGCTGCGTGGCTCGTCGAGTGCTCGAGCGTCTCGTGCACGCCGAACGACATCAACGTCATCGGTGGCGTCCCCGATCGTGGGATGACGGTCGCAGCGTTGAATCACCTGTACTCCGACAAGGCTGAGCGTGAGCGTCTGGCCGGGGCGGGGCTCGAGCTCGTTCTCCAGGAGCGATACCGCTGGAAGAACATCGGTGAACGGTTCGCTGACGTCGTGAAGAGCGTGCTCACTCCTAAGAAGCTGGGAGTCTCACCGGAGGTTGTCACCGCGTGATCAAGTTCTACATCCGTACGAACGACACTCTGACCGGAGGAATCCGTGCGTTCAGAGACCGCCTACAGGCGAAGATTCCCGATGCGGTCGAAGAGTCGTGTGAGCGAGTCCTGCAGAAGGCACAGCAGCTCGTCCCGTACGACATGGGCACCCTGCATGACAGCGGTCGGATCGAGAAGTCAGAGAAGGGATACGCGCAGCGGGTGGTCTTCGGAGGAGCCGGGATCCCGTACGCTGTCGCCATCCATGAGCATCTCTCGGCCTCGAGTCCTCGGAGCTGGAAGATCGCGGAGGCTTCCGGGAATCCGGTCCGCTTCAAGAAGGCAGGCACCGGCCCGAAGTATCTGGAGAGGCCTCTCCTAGAGGAGGCGTCACTCCTCGCCGGGACCTGGGCGCAGACGTTGAACTGGGAGCGCATCTGACATGGTCTGGTACCTCGAGATCGGCGCGATCCAGGAACCGTTCGACAATGGTCTGGATCAGGCTGGACGGTCAGAGACTGTCTTCAACGTCATCGCGATGAAGCAGGTCTCCGGGACGTTCATCGAGGAGCTGGTGAAGATCCTCGAGAACGCTGGGGTTGGCACTCGTGCCGTGAACATCTTCGCGACGGCGCAGGCTGTGATCCCCGATGGGCCCGGTCCTTATCTCTCGGTCATCGAGACAGGAGGTGCCGCGCCTCTGCGCGTTCACAATCCACCGGTTTTCCAAGCGAAGTACGGACGTCCAGCAGCCCAGATCGCGGTTCGTGCCCTCGATAGCGCGGTCGGGAGAGCGATGTCGTACGCGGCGTACACGGCTCTGCTCTCGATCAGAAACGTAGAGGTCGTCCCATAACGACGGTGAGGAGGAAAGAAGGAGGAATGAAGACATGACCTTCGGAATCTCGGCCCAGGGAACGGTCGTCGCCGTCTCCCCGGACCCGAACTGGCCGGATGCCGCACCGCAGGGCGGATCCGTCACGTTCGTGGACATCGCAGAGCTCGGGGATCTCACACCGCCCGGTCTCATGCGCAATCCGATCGAGACGACGACGCACAACCAGCAAGACGATCGGTACATCGTCGGTATCCGGCGGCATGGCGAGCTTCAGATGAATCTGAACTTCGTGCCGACGGATGCTTCGCACGACGGTGACACCGGTCTCCAGAAGAAGTGGTACGACGGCAGCCGTGACATCTACCGGATCACCTATCCGGACGGCAGCACGTGGATCTTCTCCGGCTTCGTGATCAACTTCGAGCCCGACGCTCCGGTCGACGATCGGCTCTCGGCGGACGTCACGATCCGGCCCACCGGCGGACACGTCTTCGAAGAGGCCCCGTAACTCGGTTCGTTTTGTACCCACGCAACTGCAAGCATCAAGCAAGGAGGGTAAGCAAATGGCACAGAAGAAAGAGATGAGCCCGACCAAGAGAGCGCTGCTCACGCGGAACGCGATTCTCTCGGTCGTCGACCAGCAGACCGAAGACGTGGAAGTGCCGGAGTGGGGCGGGGTCGTTCGTCTTCGGACGCTGACGGCGGCTGAGGCGATCAAGTTCTCCGAGGGAGTGAAGAAGGGAGACGACAACGCCGCGATCCGGATCCTCATGATGTCCGCGGTGAACGAGGACGGAACCCCTATGCTGCTCGAGGAGGACATCCCGGAGCTGAGGAAGAAGAGCCTCAAGACGATCTTCCGTCTCCAGAAGGCTGCGCTTCGGCTCAACGGTCTCGGGAAGGACGAAGTCAGCGATGCAAAAAGCGCATCAAGCGAGGCGACGCCCGCCGTCTCGCCTATCGGTTAGCTGCCAAGCTAGGCTGGGTGAATGTTGATGCGATGCTGGGGCAGATCACGTGGAGACAGTTCCTCGAGTGGGAGGCCTTCTCTGAGCTGGAGCCTTTCGACGAGGAGAGAGCCGACATCCGATCCGCGCAGATCGTCGCGGCTCTCGCGAATATCCACCGTGACCGGAAGAAGCGTCGCACTCCGTTCAAGCTGTCGGACTTCTTGCTCCAGTTCGGTGACTCGACGAAGGTCGGACGTGCTCCTGGGAAGACGTGGCAGCAGATGAAGGCGCTCGGAAAGAGCTTGGCCGCATCTTTTTCATCCACTGACACTCGCGGTCAGCGGAAGAAGAGGTAGGACATGGCTGTAGACGCCGGGACGATCCGAGGAACGATTGAGGCTGAGGACAACGCATCAAAGGTCCTCCAGCAGGTCGCACAGGAGTCAGAGAACCTCGGGTCGCAGCTTACCTCGATGGGGAGCATGGCCGCCGGGGGATCTGGAGGTCTCCTCGAACTTGGTAGCGCTGCTCTTGATGCCGTTCAAGGATTTGCTGCCATGGTGTCTGAGAGTGCGAAAGCGGCAGAGCATATCGAGAACATGGCCTCTCGGACCAGTTTCTCGGTTACACAGCTCCAGGTTTTGAAGGTCGCGGCAGAAGAGTCGGGCGTTGGCATTGGAGCGATCGAGTCGGCGATCGTGAAGTTTGAGAAGGCCCTGGAGACCAATTCTAAAGCTCTCCAGAAGTGGGGACTAGACGCAGCACTCCTCGCGTCGATGGACAGTCAAGAAGCAGCGTTTCAGCTGGTGATCGATAAGATCACGGAGCTCGGAAGCCACACCGAACGCGTCGCCGCGTTGACAGACATCTTTGGGCGGGGTGGGGCCAAGAATCTTCTTCCGTTGATTGAGGCTCTAGATGGCGCTTCAGGGCGAGCGCAAAATCTTGGGGCGGTGTTATCGGACAACGCTGTAAAGGCGTTGTCTGAGCTCGACGACTCTGTAGATCGTATCGGGATCGCGTGGGACGGGTTTCATAACCAGATCTCAGCGACAGTCGCTCAGAGTCCCGCCTTTACGAGCTCGATAAACAACATCGCCGAGGCTATCGGCCGGGTGGCCGGTTTCATCAAAGAGAATCAAGGAGCCTTCTCAAAATTCTGGGACCTCTTCGCCACGGGGATCGACATGAGTTCTCTTGGGTTCTTCTCGAACCTCGCTCGTACTCTCGAGAAGCTCAAGATGGAAGACTTCATGAACTACAAGGGTGACCCGTTTGGCCTCGGAAAGGGGTTCCCAGAGCCCGACGTTGGCGATTTCGACCCGTTTGAGAAGTTTCGACGAGACTCAGAGATCGCAGCGAAGGAACATAAGAAGGAGTGGGCAGAAGCAGAGGCAGCTGCGAAGAAGTTTGAAGAGCAGCAGAAGCGGATAGCTCTTCAGTACGTTGAGATTAGACGACAAGCAGAAGAGGCTTTTTCCAAGATCGAAGAAGCTGCGTCTCGTGCGCTTGGAACAAACATCCTCGAGTCTCAGATGAAAGAACAGCTCCCGGGGATGTTTGACGCTGCTCTCAAGGCTGTTGGCAGTTTCTCAGACGAGTTTGGGACGGTTAAGGTCTCTGCCGATGACATGGCCAATGCTGTCTGGAACATGAAGATCGCCTGGGCCGGGGCTAAAGACGGGGCGAAGAGCGTTGTCCCGTATGTGGAGACAGCGGCACAGAAAGCGGAACGTCTGCGGATGGAGACCGAACGGTGGTCAACTGGTCTTCAAGGGATCGCACTCCTTGCTGATGTTCTCGGCGGTGGTTTTGGAGACGTCTTGGACGTTGTTGGCAACATTACCGAGTCGTTCCGCGACTGGGAGAAGATGGGAACGCTCGGAAAGATTGGCGCTATCGCTGGAGCAGCCGGCCAGATCGGCGGGATGATCGGCGGCACGGCAGGGGCTGCGGTCCAGGGAGCTGCTGGTGGCGTCATGACCGGTGCTTCGGTGGGTTCTCTCTTTGGACCTGACGGAACCGCGATCGGAGCCGCAATTGGCGGCATCGTCGGGATCTTCGGTGGGCTCTTTGGTGACAGTAAGAAGAAGGCTGCTGAGCTCAAGAAGAAGCAGGACGAAGCTGTCAAGTCGTTCTCTGACATGTTTGATGACTGGAAAGACGCTCGGAAGGAGCTTGCCAACGTCGGGACAGAGGGCATCAATAAGATGCTCGGCGCGATGCTGAAGCCAGTCTTGGACAAGGCTGGGAACCAGATCGAGGATGAATTTGGTCAGCCGTTGATGGAGCTGAGTAGCGAATTCACTAGCATCCAGAACGCAGGGATCTACGTTGCTGGGATGTTTGAGGCGCTTCGTGCCTCAGGCATGTCGACGGTTGATGCGCTGGCTGCCATGAAACCGGCTCTTGACGCTCTTTCATTGGATCCGAGCCGGGTTGATGACCCGACTGTGGCTGAGCCGTTGCTTCAGCTCGCGAACTTCGCTGCGGCTAACGAGCAGCTGTTGAATTTTGTCACCGGGATCGGACAGACTGCTCAAGCACTGGCCTCGTTTGGGTTGTTCACGCAAGACATCGCCACTCGAATGTCGATGGACATGAACAATGCAATCCAGACGATGCTCGATGCTGGGGTGCCTTACGGACAAGCGCTCGCGTTGACTGCACAGGATCTTTTTAACCTGAAGATGGCCGCAGAAAACAGCGGGGTCGAGCTTGACGCTCATACGCAGAAGCTGGTCGATGACGCTGAAGCGGCCGGCCTGTTTGTTAGTCTTGAAGACCCGATGAAGCGGCTCGTCGAGGTCCAAGAAGCGATGCTAGCAGCGACCGGCGAACTGGTCAAGCTGTTCGGAGGAACTGTTCCAAACGCCGTTCAGAAGATGATCGACGAGTTCAACAATGCTAAGGTCAACGTCAACGTGAATGTGAACACCGGAGGCGGTGGTGCACCGACGACGACGCCCCCCAGTGGTGGGCCGGGAGACCATGGAGACAGCTTCCAGCACGGCTCGGGTGGTATCCGAGACTTCGGTAGCGGCACGCTCGCGACGCTGCACGGGAGGGAGGGTGTCTTTACAGAGGCGCAGATCGGAGCGATCCGTGACTCTAGTGCTGGTCAGATGGAAGGGCTCATGCTGAACCTCCCCGGGATGATGTCTCGCGCCATGCGTGAAGCGTTGTCGATGAGCGGCTGAGTGTCCGACTTCTTTTCCATCTACGTCGAGGCCGAGCTGAGCGGCCCTGGGAATGGGTGGACCGTTCTCGAGGACGTCGTCCAGCCGATCTCGATCGACTACCGCTATGGGATCGATGGGCACACGCCGAGAGATCGAGTCGCCGGGGTCGGGACGCTGACCTTTGCCCTGGACAACTCGGAGTACAACAGTGCCGGACTGCTCGGATACTACTCGCCAGGGCACTCGAATGTCCGCGCGGGTTTTGGACTCGGGACGTCTGTCCGCCTGCGGCTCGAGTACGCCGACATGGCGCCGTACTTCAAGTGGCGCGGTGTGATCGACTCAATCAAGCCGCTGCCTGGGATCCTTCGAGACCGTCGTGTCTTTGTTAGCTGCGTGGACTGGATGGACGAGGCGATGACCGCCACGTTACGGGGTCTCGCCGTCCAGTTGAACCAGAGGAGTGACCAGCTCTTCGCGACGATCGTCGCGAACGTCGTGAAGCAGCCCGCGGCGACACAGATCGGCTTTGGCATGGAGTCGTATGCGTTTGCTCTCGACCAGGCTCGCGACTTTGGCGTGTCGGTGCTGTCCGAGTTTCAGAAGCTGGCGAACAGCGAGCTCGGCTTCATCTACGTGAAAGGAGACGCAGTACAGGGCGGGACGCTTGTCTTCGAGGATCGAAGAGCGCGAGGTACGAACCTCGTCTCGGTTGCGACCTTCGACAGCGTCAACGCGCTGGCCGCCGATCGTCAGCGGCTCGACGTGATCAACCGTGTCCAGGTGAAGGTCCACCCGAGACGCGTGGACCAGGCGGCTGGGCCGTTCATCCCCTCCGACGTGGCGGGGATAACGCTCTGGCTGGAGGCGGACGCGATCACGGGCATCGGGGATGGACTCCCGGTCGGCACCTGGACTCCGACGCTCGGGTCGGGCACGTTCACAGCGGCAGGCGGAGCGCGTCCCCTCTTCCGGACCGGCATCATGGGCGGGCAGCCGGTGCTCCGGTTTGACGGAGCGAACGACCAGCTCAACGGGAGCCTTGACCTCGTCAACTATCTGGCTAACAACGCCTTTACCATCTTCGTCGTCTGCTCGAAGAGCATCGCGGCCGGTACTCTGGCCACGTTCGGCGGTAACAACGCGACTCCGCAGGTCGCCGTGATGGCGTCTGGCAGCACACTCGCGAGGACGGTGAACAACGACGGGTCTTCTGACCAGGTAGACGCGTTGGGGTCAGTGGTTGTTCCTTACATCCAGACAGCGATGCACTCGGCTGGGAGCATCTACGCAGGACTGTCGGACACTCGGGACATCTCCCTGGTGAGCACGCCGTCTGGCAACACGACTGCGTTGACTCAGACGGCGAGAGTCGGGAACACCGCTGGTGCCAACTGGCAGGGAGACATCGCCGAGATCATCGTCTACAACGTGGTCCTCACGGAGGCGCAGAGAAAGAACGTCGAGTCGTATCTGTCTGTGAAGTATGGGATCACGCTGCCGTACACGCCGACTGGAGCAGGAACCGTCGGGACGACGATCTTCACGCTCGAGGAGATCCCGCTGATCCCGAAGAGCACCGCGTATCCGATCCAGTGCCCGTACAAGGACCCGAATCAACGACAGGCACGGATCGGTTCGGTCGCTCAGGTCGTGCCGGAGGCGGTCACAGACTTCCTGTTCAACTCGTTACAGGACGGGACCGGCGTCAACCTGACGAGCCAGATCTCGGTCAGCATCACCTTTGGCGGGAACACCGCGGACGTGATCGTGACGAACAACGGTCCGTCAGACGGGTACCTCACATACTTCCAGATCCGTGGGCTCGGGATCTACGATGAGGCTGAGGTAGTGGCCGAGGCTGAGGACACAGATAGCCAAGACGAGGTCGGCGAGCATGTCCTGAACTTCAACATGCCGTACCAGTCGGATGCTCGTGTGGCTCAGAACGCAGCGTTCTTCTTGCTCGAGCAGAACAAGACGCAGTTCACGGTCCCGACGAAGATCGGATTCATCGCATCAGGCTCCGACTTCTTCATGCGCCAGGCGATCCTGCGCGAGCCTTCAGACCGGATTACCATCCAAGACTCGGTCACCGGGATCGACGGAGACTTCTTCATCAACGGGATCAGACAGAGTGTCGATCCTGAAGGCGTGCTGATGTGCGAGTGGACGGTAGTGCCGGCTGACCTGAGCCAGTACTGGATTCTCAACAGCCCGACTCAGTCCCAGCTGGGAGAGACTACGAAGCTCGCTTACGGACTCTTCAATCGTTTCTGGCTGCTCGGAACTTCTATCATGGACGAAGACACGAGGCTCGCATAATGGCTTGGACAACGCCGGTCACATGGACTGCCGACCAGCTGGTGAAGGCGGTGGACTTCAACGCGCAGATCCGGGACAACATGAACGTCCTGGCGTTCGCCATCGTCACGGCGACCGGAAAGATCCAGGCCATCAACTCGACGTACTTCGCTTCGCTAGATGGCTCGGCGTTGACAGGAATTCCGCGGCCCGATACCGTTAACACTTGGACAGAGAAGAACGACTTCTCAGCTGGGGCGATTCGGCTTCCTGTCGGCGCGAATAAGTGGGCGACATGAGAGATGGCGCAGGGACGTGGGGAGGTATCCCAGATATGCTGGGCGTCTTGGAGCTCCGGAGACCGTGTGACTGTCGACACGAGCCGGTATTTCCTGGGCAGTCGACTGTCCTGTTCGTCGGAGACAGCGATCTGGTGGTTCACCATGCCGGTCGCTGCGCCGTGCAGCAGCCTCACCTGCTGACTCAGTGCATGGAGTTTGAGTAGATGGCCTGGACCACTCCGATCACGTGGGTCGCCAGCGTCATCTATGACGAGACGGATCTGAACCAGCAGATCCGCGACAACATGGAGGTGATCAAGTTCTCTAGGAACGACGCTGGGAAGATCCACGCCTTGACCTCGACGTACTTCGCGAGTCTTGATGCCTCGACGATCACGGGGATCAACGACTTCAATACGTCCAATGCTTGGAACATGAAGAACGACTTTAGCGGTGGGAACGCTCGAGTTCGTGTGGGAGCAAGAGACAACGGCATCGTGTATCCTGGCAGCGAGAGACACGGCGTCATCCAGATGCCAAATCCTTCTCCTGTGACCAGCGGCATCCAGGTCTGGTGGCTCAGGACTTTCGGCGGACCAATAATGACGTTTCGCACATACATCGGAACGTCGATGGGTGCAGCGCCAGTTGGGTCTCTCATCGGATCGATGTGGGTGGAAGGAACGACACTAAGATATATCTCCCGAGGGTTCTACATCGAAGTCGCTCTTACCGGGACGCTGGTAGCCGCTGGGTCTCCAGGGCTGCCCGGATCCATCTGGATCGAGATCTCTGACGTGGGGTTATCGTCAGAGAACCCTGACATCCACTACATCGATGAGGCTGACGCCGAGAGAGTGGTCTCATGACCGAAGAGATCTGGGTGACCGAGGGTGTCACGGCGCTGCCTGATCCGCCTTCGCACGTGGACAACGGGTTCGTGAGTCCGGATGCTATGAACGCCGCGCACCAGCTCGTAGCGCTCGGGCTCGGCCAGACGACCGGTCGAGTCTTAGAGCTCGGGTGCGCGGATGGAGCTCTGCTCCGGCGGGTCTTGGCACGCCCGAGAATCATGCGCGTCCTCGGAGTCGACCGTGATCGCGGGAAGATCATGCGCGGGGCGGACCGACATCCGGACGTGTGGTTCTACAACATCGCCATCGAGGAGATCAACTGGGGGAACCCGGAGTGGATGGCGTTCGACGCAGTCTTGACCGCGCCGGAGCGGATCGAGCGTCTGTCTCCGATGAACAGGGCCTGGATGTGCCAGGTTCTGATGTCGATCACGTCGCGTCTGGTGCTGTACTCGTATCATCTCGATCTAGGCTACGCCTGTCGAGCTGCGGGTCTCCCGACGCCGAAGAGGATTATCAAAGGACACGGGATTCACGTTGAGGTTGGGTCTGTGATGAGAGAGGGGTAGAGGAATGCCTTGGCCGAGTGGCGGACCCAGAACTTGGAATCCCGGGGAGACCGTGACTGCAGACCAGATGAACGAGCAGCTGCGTGACGCGCTGAACGTTCTGAAGACACGCATCTCAGACGCCGGTCTCTTGCTCACGATGCTCCACATGGACGCCACAGCGAGGACTGGCTCGGGGACAGCCGAGACCGACGCGTCGACCTACACGTTGCCCGCTGGGACGCTCGCGACGAACGGCATGCAGCTCAAGCTCCGCTGGTGGGGGAAGACAGCGGCCGGGGCCTCGACGAGAACGTTCCGTCTCTACTGGAACGGTGCGTCTATCCTCACGACGACGTTCACCGTCGCGAGCGGCATCTGGCAGGGCGAGGCGAATATCGTCAGGACAGGAGCCGCGACGCAGTCGGCTCGGACGATCCACGGCGCGGTGACACTCGGCTTGAACACTGCGACTCCCGGGACTGTCCCGCGTCTGGGGACCGTCTGGGACACCGGTGCTCCGGTAAACGCGACACTCTCTGGGACGGTCGCTCTGAAGACCACGCTCCAGGACAGCGCGGCCGGGACGAACCTCACTCAGCTCTACTACTCCATCGAGTTCGGGACGGCGGCATGAGACTGACCTTCGACGATGATCGGGCGTACGAGGCTTTCCAGTTCATCTGGATGGGGCTGTCCAAGCATCGACTGCGCCTGTCAGCTCCACAGACGCTGGCACATCACCTGCTCTTCGTGAAGCTAGCGAAGATCTCGAAGGCACAGCCTCTCGGCGCTCGGGTGCTGATCCGAGAGTGCGAGGTCGAGATCACCGAGGCCGAACAGATTCACGCGCTCGACTGTCTGGCGAACACGTCGTGGAAGCCCGAGGTGTTCAAGAACGTTCGTCGCGCGTGCGAGTTTCTCGGCGCGGAATTCCCGTCTCACCTGCTGGAAGCGAGGAGCTGAGATGCTAAGCAAGAATGACCCACTGGCGAAGAAGCTCATCGACGACGAAGGCTGGCGGAACTTTCCGTACGTCGACTCGCTCGGCTTCTGGACGATCGGAGTCGGACACCTGATCGACCGTAGGAAGGGTGGTCGACTCCCCAGCTACATCTCCACATTTCCACTCACCGACGAGGAGGTCCTTCGTCTGCTCGAGGACGACATCCTCCTCAAGAAGGAGGGCATCCGCGCACGTGGGGCGTGGCTCCTCAGCCTCGACACCCCGCGACTCAATGTCGTGATCAGCATGGCGTTTCAGCTCGGTGTCGGAGGCCTCTTCACGTTCAAGAGCACCCTCGCTGCGATGCAGCTGGCCGACTGGCCTGCCGCTGCCGCAGGGATCAGGTCGTCAAAAGCGTACTCCCAGACGACGAAGCGCTGGGAGCGACACGCACAGATAATCGAAACTGGTAAGGAGGTCGTATGAAGATCACTTCGCTCGTTCGTCTCGCTCTCGCTCTCGTGTTCTCGCTCGGGTTCGTGGCGTGCCAGAACGACACGCCGACCAAGCCGGGCGACATCAACATCTCGAACACGAACACGAACAACAACATCCAGGGAGGCGCGACGGCGTCTCCGGCACCGACCGGTGCGTGCGCGGCCATCAGCAGCGTGAACGTCCTGGCCCCATCGTCGCTGGCGGTCTCGACCAGCGTCTTCGCTGACCTCGACGCCACGCCGAAGCCGACCCGGCCGGACACCTGTAACGAGTCGTCGCCGATCCAGTGGTCGGCGTCTCCTTCTTCGATCTGCGCTCTCCGTGGTGACACCGGGAGTTACAACGGGCCGAACCTCGAGTGCAAAGCGGCCGGGAACTGCGTGCTGGCGGTCTCGGTCAAAGACGTCTCTTCCGGTCTCTTCGTGACAGGGTCCGCGAACGTCACCTGTCAGTGAGGAGGGAGTCATGGGAAGCATGAAGACTCGAGTCGGATTCGTGCTCCTGTTGATCGTGCTCTTCCTGGGGATCTCAGCTTTTCCCCAGGAAGAGCCGACGGCTGCCGAGCCACTCGTGCATCACGACGTCATCCCGCCTGTTGCTCCGGAGCCGGTCGACGAGCCGATGCCACCGCCGGACGTCGCGGTGGTGGCTGGCGGGATGACCGTCCTCGGGCAGCAGAAGACGGTCGTCGAGCCGTTCGCTCGTATCTTCGTCGACTGGCAGCTCGCCGGGCACAAGCGTGCCCTACACGCGCATGTGGTCGCCGACCTCACCGCGCTCCCAGACAGTGAGCTACGGCTGAATGACGTGTCGACCTTCAACGCTGCCGAGGTCGCGTTCCTCGTTCGTTACAAGCCTATCCCGAGGCTCGCTGCCTCGACGTTCGTGGAGGGTGGATTTGCCTCTCGTTTCCCCGAGGTAGCGATGCGTCCGGCGACCAGCGCACCGCTCTGGGCGTCTTTCGGGGTCTACTTCTTGGACCGAGGGGCGAGCGGCGGACGCTTCAAGGTCGGTGTCGGTCCAGACGAGCGGCTCGGGTACGGCTGGACGATGGCCGTCCAGGCGAGCGGTATGATCCGACTGTTCGGCGTCGGAGACTTCGGGGTCACGCTCATGATCGACTTCATCGGGGGCCTCGAGGCAAATCAGACTGGCCAGCGTGTGAACATCGTCAGGGCCATGTCGGGAGTGAGCTGGGGGAAGAACTGATGAGCTACCTCAACCTCGGTCCGGGAGAGGAGACAATCCCGCCGGGTGGTAACGGGAGCCGCAGGAAAGCGGTCGTCGCGACCGGTATCAGCGCGACGGCTCTGGCGACGGCTCTCGCGACGTTCGGACCGCAGGTGATGACGTTCGTGTCAGACGTCTCCTCGATGAAGGCCACGGTGAAGGCGATGGAGAAGGACATCGAGGAGCTGAAGGAAGAGAACCGCATGCTGCGAAACTGGGCGCAGCTGACCGATCGGCGGTGGAAGTACCAGCACGGCGACTTCGCTGTGCCTGAAGAGCCTCAGGCAGCGGCTCCCGATGCCCGCTGAGCATCTCGACGCGGTTGTCGCGGTCGTCCTGACGGCAGGTGGAGCGCTGTTGCTCCACATGAAGTCGGTCGGACAGACGCTGCGGGCGATTCACGAGCTCGAGAAAGACGTGAAGGACTTGAGCGTCGGTGTCAGACGGATGAACAAACGTTTCCACTATCTCAACAACTACGCGATGACGCTCTACGCGACCGTTCGGATCGTCGCGCGGGAGTTGAAGATCGAGATCGCAGACATCCCCGGTTACGACTTCAAAGACGAGAACGGAGGAGACTGATGTACGATCCGAAGAAGACGGTCATGAAGGCTCTGAAGACGTTTCTGGTCGTCGTGGCGTCCGGCGTCATCCCGGCGTTGAGCTCGCCGGAGTTTCAGAAGGTGATCCAGGACAGTCCGTTGATCGTCGCGAGCGTGCCGCTGTTGACGGCGATGTTCGCGGCCGGGCTGAACATGATGAAGCACTGGAACGGGGAGTAAGAGCCGTGAGCGCGTAGCCAGTCGTGAGGCTACGCGCTCATCTTCGACAGTACCACTGACAGGCCCACATCACGAGTAAGACGTAGGCCATCGTCGCCGTTGCGACTGGCAACGGGCTCCACCCAACACCCTCGGCGACCGCACCGTTCAATGCTGAGACGAGTGCGGCTGCTACTAGCAAGACGAGCTTCTCACTCTTCGTCATCTCTCCCCTCCTTGAGACCTAAGACCACCCGTGTAGGCTGAGCTGGTATGCCTCGCGCAGCGTCCTGCCGGTCTTCTCCCAGGTCTTGGGGTCATTCCATACCCGGTTCAGGCCGCTCGGGTGCGGCACGACGACTGCTGCCTTGACCCCGTCGGTGACCAGCCGATAAGTCGGGTATGGGTGTCGGAACGCCGACGCGACCCGGCGTCCGAGGAGGACGAAGACGCCGTCGCGAAACTGCGCCCGGATCGACGCGGCTCTCGTCACCGCCTCTTCCTTTACCCAAGGTCCTCGGCAGACGTTGAGCAGCCAGGCGTGTCGGAGGAGTTCCTGATATGCCTTCTTATGACTGTCTCCTGTTCGACACCAGTCGGCCGCGAGCCCGAGACGACTGGCCGGCCCGCCGTACAGCGCGTGTACGGTCGGAGCCTCGTAGAAGCGCGGGCTCGGTCCCTCTCCGACGATTACCATCCTTCTTGGTGGCCCCATTCGTCTCATCTGACTCTCCTTGCTCTCCGCTCGCGTCGACCGAGAGCCGCCGCGCGCTCGTGACTCGTTACGAACACGTCGAGATGAAATCCGCGCACGTCTCCGCCGCAGTCCCCGGCGACTCGAGTCCCGAGACCCTCGATCTCGATCTTGGTCCCGTACGACCAGATCGAGGGGTCCACGGCGACCGTATGTCCCTCTACGGGTGGCCGACCACGCGAGGTTAGCCCGGTGGCCGGGCGGATGAGCTCGACGCGCTGTCCGTTCTCCGTGCGCCACACGCCACAGCACCAGTCACACGGAACAGTAGAACGTGATCACGTGCAGTGTCCAGGGCGGCTCAGAGAACGGGAGCGTGCGAGGGTAGAACGGGATGACTGCGAGAAAGGCTCGTCTCAGCATCCGCACCTCTTCCCGATGCTCATCATCGAAGCGACGAAGTTCGGGTGCTCCGTGGTCGCGTCAGGCGGGATGATGGTGGCCGGGAAGTGTGCGAACACGTTCGTGCCGATGCCGCCAGGTCGGAGAGTGATGATACGACCCTCCATCCTGGCCCGATACTTGATCTGCTCGAGGGAGCAGTGGTCGCACCTGGTCAGCTCGCTCATCTCTGCCTCCTCTTCTGTCTCGCGAGAGCCTGTCTCAAGAACTCGACCTCTTCCGTCGCGCACTGTATGATCCAGCAGCGACAGTACGGGCATCGACGACGCGTGGACCACAGACGTCTGGTCGCCGCGCTCATCTCGGTCTCGCGACCACACGGAGCAGCCCGTAGAAGAGCGGCGTGACGACGAGTGTCCCGACCGCGATCACCCGTGGCCACCCTCCGAGGATGAGCGCGCCCCACCAGACCGCCGAGGTCAGGAGCCCGACCGTTATCCCGGTAGCGGCCGCTAGCGGGTCGTCGTATCTCATCCTCATTGGTTAGACCTCTCCTCTGGCCATCAGACGTCGGATCAGTGCGCGGTAGCTCGCGACTCGCTCGGTCAGGAACTCGTCGGGACCGTCTTCCAGAGCAGCTAGATCACGACGGACCTGGAAGACCAGATCATCGATCTGACTGCCGCCTGGTGCCGGCTCGCGCCAGAAGAAGTCCAGCCAACGGCTCGGCGGAGCCTCGCTTGGCTTCTCCATCATCGGTGCTGGGAGCTCGCTCATCGGTGCGGGGATCTCGTCGAAGAGGCCCATCTGCCTGACGTCGCGTGGTCGTCGGCTCACGGTTGGCTCTCCAGTCTCTGGACCTCGTGGCCCAGGCTGGCTATCGACCGAGCCATGCCTGCTGCGGCGTCTGGGGAGCCGTCAGCGATGAGAAACAGCATCCTCGGGGCGAGCCTCGTGATCCACGCTAGGTCGCTAGCCAGCGTCTCCACGCGGACCTCCCAGTCTCGTGGTGGCGGGACGGTCGACTCGGGGTCATGCTCCCGGAGCGTCATCGCCATCTCTCTCTCTCTCCTCCCAGGTCATCGAGCTCTGGCCCATCGGAGTTCCTGGGTCTCCACCGAACGTGAACTCCTTTATCCTCTCGAGGCTCATAGCGTACTCATGCACTGCTCTCCTGAGACTAATGGTATCGTCTCTACGATTCGCCCAGAAGCGGATAGCGCCGACCCAGTAGAGAGCATAAGACTGCCAGTAGGCGCGTCGACTGATTAGGTTGACGCGCGTCATGACCCCTCCTCCATGAACGCCTTGAGGTTGATGAGGATCTCGGCCTGTGTCGGTCGGTTCTTCTCGGTCATGAGACCGACGAGTCGACGAGACAGCTCGATCAGTCGGGCCTCCGTGATCTTGAAGCGAGGAGCTGCCGCCGAGACGTCGGGCTGGTGGGTCGGGCACATCACCACGCGCTCGCCGTAGTAGCAGCCGCAGCCGAGGGTCCGGACGCGGGTCGTGGTCATCTGGCTACCTCCAGTTGACGGACCTCGTTGATACCCTCACCGATGTACTCGGTGTATGCGGCGAAGATCTTCCCGAGCTCCTTGATGACGAGGACTGCCGGCTCGCTGTAGCTGGCCCAGGGACCTGGGCCGTAGAGGCTACGCATCCGGTGGTTGCCGTGGTCGTCGTACTCGTGCCAGATCAGGAAGTCGACGTCGGGGCGGTTCTTCGCGAATTGGATCTTGTGAGAGACGTAGCGCAGCGTCCGTCTGGGGTTGGCTACGTACAGCGCGTCGGTGGCCTGCTCGATCATGTTCATTCTCCCTCTTCTGTGAGCTGGTCGTAGGCTCGTCCTTGGAGCTGCTCCATGGCCGCGACCGTGAGTACCAGCTTGCATCCGGGCTCGTAGTCGACCACGTAGTCGCGACCGCCGATGAAGATCGCTATCGGCAGCATCCCGTCGTCGATCCCGACGCTGCGGTCTCCCTCGACCCACTGCATCAAGATCTCCGCGTTCACTCGGACCACGTCGCCGTCCTTTGGTCTGCGCATCTTCACTCCTCTGTGAAGAACTCGCTGCGGAGCGAGTTCAGTTCTTGGTGTATGACCCGGTACTCCGCCTGTAGGGCCTCGACCATCTTGGTGATCTGCTCACTGGCGAGCTGGGTCATCTCGTAGGTCGTCACGTCGCCCTCTTCGATACCCGCCTTGGCGAGCGTGTGACGTGCCTCAGCGAGGAGGTACAGGGCATGGGTTATCTGTGTCTCGTATCGGTCGAGGACCTCCATCCGTTCGGTCATGCGTCCTCCTTCGTGAGATCGAATCCTGAGCGCCACCCGGCTCTCTCGGCCATCTCGCGCCAGTAGCCAGCCCGTTCTGGCTCGCCGAGCGTCTCCCACATCTCGGCCAGGCTCAGCCAGAGGCTGATCGTCGCGAAGCGCTGGTCAGAGGTCAGGGTCGGACGGAACGCGACGGTCGTGTCGGGGTTCTTCACGCGTCTCCCTCCTTCAGCCGCTCGACGTAGCCGATGACCGCCTCCACGTGAGAGCAGGCGTGAGGAGCCGGGCGATTCTGTCCGTACGGGCACGAGCAGCTGGCACCACCCGTAGGGAGAGGGACGACCAGATACGTCTCGCCAGAGGTGCCGCTCTTCACGACCCATCCGCCAGGGTACGGGTTGACTGTGTGAGACAGGACCTTGAGTCGCTGGACGCGGGTGCTCATCGGCCGTCCTCGACATGGACGCCCACGCGGCGAAGCGCCTCGACGGCCCGCACTCGGTCGTACGGCGCGAGCGCGTCGTCGGGACGGACGATCGCGAGCTCGGTCTGGAGACCACCGTTCTCGCCACCGCCGTAACGCCCGAGCTTGACCAACAACTCTGTGACCGTCGCGCCTCGGCCCGGAGCCACCCACTCTGTGTTCGCCATCACTGCACTCCTTCCTTGTTCGTGACCATCATCTCGGCGCACGCGTCGCCGCAGAGCCCGTGCGTTACCTGCCCATCCATCGCCGGGATACACGGCGTTGTGCCGAACTCGGCTCGGCACACGCAGCAGATGCGACGCATCGAGCCGGTCATCGCCTGCGCAGCGATGGCCGCTTCGGCCAGCTCGATGATCTTCTCGAGAGCAGCTTGGCTCATGTGGGCCGTACAGAGAACGCAGACCTGACTCTCTGACGATCGACCGCAGCGCGTGCATCTCATGAGCTCATCGTACCTAAATTAAAGGTAGGAGGCAAGGAAAAACCGACGCCGACCGAAGATTTTACAATCGGCGTAACTCCTGCGCCTACGATGACCTCGGCCGGGCATCTCGCGTAACTCTAGTGTAACCATCAGCTTAGACCCGACTCCCAGGGTCTTCCCCGCCGCGCCCGACCGAGGTACCGGGCGGTTCGTCCCTAGACTAGGCGCGCCAGCGATCGCTGGGGAGGCGCTCACGGGCGGCTCAGTGGGGCGGGGAGAGACCCCGCCCCGAACTCGTCGGCCGGGCGCCCGGCGGGGACGAGGGAGCTCCAGACGATCGGGCTGGCGGTGCTCGGCCGGAGAGCGCTCTCGTCTCTGAACGGCGCTCCGGTGTGTCGGTCGTAGAAGACACGCTCGCCGTTCTCGTCGATGGTCATGCGGGCGGGGTCGTTGACGGTCTGTCGGCACTCGACCCGAAGCTCCCACCCTGCTCCACGAGCCGCGAGAGCAAGAGCCGCGAGAGCGCGTGTGGCTCCTTGCTCTTCACGGTGCATCGTCGTCGCGCCTCTCCCGATCTTGCTATGACGCGCGTAGACCTTCCATCCGCTGTTGGACTTCTCCATGCACAGCGTCAGCCGATTTTGGAATCCGTCTTCCATGCGGATCTCTCGGTTCATCGCTCCTCCTTCTTGTCGATTCGATCGAGCAGACGCTCCACCGTGTCACGCCAGTATCCGACGTCGCCCGCTCGCAGGATGAGTCGGCCCAGTAGCACCTGGTATGTCGACGGCCGCTGTCCGATCGGGTCGTTCATGGCTGACATCTCACGCGAGGCGGAGGCCAGCAGCTCGTGAGCCTGCTCGACCTTTGCCATCGCCGAGCGTAGGGTGACCAGCCGTTCGGGGTCGAGACGACCCGCCTTCACGTCGGCATTGGTCTGGCGCATGGTACCAGAGAGCATGCGCGTTAGACGCGGGAGCTTCTTTCGGCCGGGTCTACGGGTCATGCGTTCTTCACCTCAGCGACGTGCCCAGCCGGGGAGGCATGGACCCACGCCCAGAAGTCGTCGAAGACCTTGAGCCGCCGGACCGGTTTTCCACACAGGGTGCACTTCCTCATCGTCCACCTCCAATCGCCTTGGTCACAGACTGACCGTCGTGCTCGAGAGCGTTCGCACGCAGCTGAACCTTGTTCGCGGCAGCGCGGCCGTCGTCGTACGCTTCTTGATTCTTCGTCTCTCGGCCCTGAAGACTCGACGCCTTCTTGCTGTACATCTTCATGTGCTCGTCCACTCTGACCAGAGCGTGTTGGAGACGAACGAGCGTGGTGGAAGACGAGGCCTGAGCCGCTCGACGCTCTTCCTCGAAACGCTCGGCGAGTCGCTTGACAAAGCCGTCGATGAACGCCTGGCGATAACCGTACCCGCGCTCGCCCTTGTTCCCGCCACGATATGCTGCGTCGTGAGAGAGCTGTTCCAGGGTCCGGACCAGGACGACCAGGAGATACCCGGCGATCTTCGCGTCAGCCTCGCGCCCGATGAACGTGATGTTGGAAGAGCGCGGGTACACCAGGAAACGAGAGAAGTGTGCGCGGCCAATGACGTAAGCGAGGCGCTCGATCCACTGGACTCGCGTCTGACGGACCCGCACGTCCTCCCACTCGACGCGGTGTTCGCCGATCGGTTCCTGTTTCTCGTGCTGAGCGTAGTCCACGTCGGACATCGCCAGTTTTTGTACTGCGTGAGGAGCTTCTGTAGCATCATCGCGAATGCCTCGGCCTCTTCCAGAGAGCCGATCTTGCGCGCCGACATCTCGTGGCGCTTGATCTTGGCCAGCTTCTCGAGGATCTTCTCGTCGGTCACTGAGCTTCCTCCTCATCACTGAGACCACGAAAGACGTCTTCCTCACGGAGGTGGTCGGGGTCTTCTTGACTGCGAGTCGGGTCGATCCAGTCCCCGAAGATCGTCACGCGTCGATGTCCGATCTCCGCCTTCGAGTCCCAGACCTTGACGCCGGTTGCCGGGTGTAGCTGCGCGGCACGCTTCGTCGCTCCGACTAGCGTCTTGTAGGTCTGGATCATCCCTCGACCTGTGTCGAGCCTCGTGTACGTCACGTGATAGCGGTGCATCTCTTCTCTTGCCTCCTGGTATCATCATACCTAAATTAAAGGTAGGAGGCAAGGGAAAAACCGACGCCCCTCGTTATTTTTTATCTACATGGCTGTCAACGACTTACCGGCCAAATCGTCCAGGCGCTCCTGGCGCTAGTCGGCCCAGACACTACCCTCGTCTCTGGCCGTACGACTCCGCCTGGAGGGAGCTGGGAGTCGGGTTTTGGGCCACCGCGACGACGCCCGGCCGTGTCGACCCACGCGCGGGCGGGAGGACCTCGGTCGTCCTCCGAGCTCGGAAGAAACTCCTTTGCGCCTGGCGAGAGATGAGGTAGCCTAGTGGTGTTGGGTCGGCGATGACCGTCGACCGCTAAGGACAGACGAGGTAAGCCAATGGCGAAGGAAGAGAAGGCCAAGAAGGCGTCGGACTCGTACAGCGCGCGGCTGGTGGACGGCGTCGGCAGCGAGCTCAAGTTTCAGGCCAAGACCAAGAACGGCAAGACCGAGAGCTACGTCTTCTACCGGCCCGCGAAGGGCTCCGACGGCAAGCGTCCGCGCGGCAAGCGTGGCGTGACCCAGACCCACACCGACCTGACCGCCGCGAAGTCCGCGATCGACTCCCTGGTCAACAAGCAGCTCGCGGCGGGTTGGGGCAAGCCCGCGCGGTTCGGCGCGGTTCGGCCGGACGAGTTCGACGTGCGCTCGATCCCGGCTCCCCGGAAGTAGGCGCAGCTCGGCAGGGGGTTCCTAAACCCCTCGTCGATAGAGGCCCGGCGGACCTAACCGCCGGGCCTCATACTTTTTTCTTTACTTTTCCATCAGTCTGACCTTTAATTTAGGGCCTGTGCCGCCCGCCCAGCGTAGCCTCTTCGAGATCGCCCCGGCCACCGACCCCGGCGACTGGCGTCCTCAGAGCCCGCCGGACCTCTCCGGAGTCTCAGAGGTCTATCTTGACCTAGAGACCACCGGTCTTCGGTGGTGGGGCGGAGACCTCCCCGTCGGGGTCGCTGTCGCCACTGCCGATGGACGAAGCTGGTATCTACCGACTGGACACGCTGGTGGAAATCTTGACGAGAGCTCCATCAAGCGATGGATGCGACAGGAGCTGCGTGACAAGACTGTCATCGGGTTCAACCTCCCCTTTGACGTCAACATGGCCTATGCCTGGGGCATCGACCTAGAGGCACAGGGCTGCCGACTGATGGACGTCGGGAACCACGCTGCTCTGATTGACGACACTCGGACACGGACGAGTCTCGACGCTGTCTCCAAGCACTATCTCGGTTACGGGAAGCTCGACGTCGGGTTGAACAAGAGTCGGATGCGGGACTACCATGCTGCAGACGTGGCTGAGTACGCACGTCGCGACACGCTCCTCTGTGTGGAGCTCTTGGCGAAGTTTCGCCCGGTCATGCAGCAGGAGGGTCTCGAGGCAGTCCGAGAGCTTGAGGACGAGCTGGTCTACGTGACCTGTGACATGATGAGGAACGGCGCTCCATTGAACGAGGAGAAGCTCGACCTCTGGCTCACACGCTCAGAGCAGGACTACGTCGCAACCCTCTGGGAGATCCATCGACTGACCGGTCTAAACATCAACGTGCGTTCTCGTCCTGACATGATCCGTCTCTTCGAGCACCTACAGCTGCCACCTCCGATCAGCGACGACCCGGAAGAGGTGGGGAAGATCTCCTTCAGTCGCGCGCGTATGCGCGAGGTCGACCACCCGGTCGTCAACCTCGTGAACCGCGCCCGATCGCTGGCCAGCCTGCGAAGCAAGTTTCTAGTGAGGTATCGGGAGGAGCTACGCCGAAACGGGATCCTGCGTTACAGCCTCCATCAGATGCCGATAGACGATGAGGGCGGAACACGCAGCGGGCGATACTCCAGCAGCTCCTTCGGGACGGACCCGGACGAAGGCGTCAACATCCAGCAGGTGGCTGGCAAGAAGCAGCTCCAGTCGGTAGGGAACGACACGGAGCTCCAAGGCTATATCGTTCGGGAGCTCTTCGTCCCCGGTGAGGGACTCTGGTTGTCGGCCGATGCCGAGCAGATCGAGTATCGTCTCTTCGCCGACTACGCTAAGCCTCCAAAGGTCCTGGCGGCATACGCTCGTGACCCGAGGACGGATTTCCATAACATCGTGATGAACGAGATGATCAAGCCAATCTTCCCGAGCGTCACCAGGGAGAAGACGAAAGACACGAACTTCGCGAAGATCTACGGAGCGCAGCTCAAGAAGATCGCTCGGATGCTCGGTTTGAGGGAGAGCGAGGCTAAGAGGTTCATCGCGGTGTACGACCGCGCCTTCCCCGAGGCGGAGCGCCTCCTCCGGTACACCTCGAGCCTGGCAGAGTCCCGGGGTTACGTGAAGACGAAGCTCGGTCGTCGTCGCCGATTTCCACCGGGGATGCCGACCTACGCCGCGCTCAACGGCGTCGTCCAGGGTTCTGCCGCCGACGAGATGAAGACGAAGGCTCTGATGCTGCACCGAGCGAGGAAGAAGACCGGGTTCAAGCTTCGCTTCCTCGTCCACGATGAGGTCAACGGGGATGTGCCTGATCGTGAGGCAGCACGGATGGTCGAGGAGATCTTGAACACACAGGTCTTGAAGACCGTCGTGCCGCTCCTCTGGGCGGTCGGCGTCGGAGAGAATTGGCAGGAGGCGAAAGCAGCATGACGAAAATTCTCGAGGATGGTGTGGTGAACCATCTCAAGTTCTTCAATGAGTTCTGTCACTACGAGCGCTTGACTGGTGGTCCAGATCCGCACATGCGTGCGGTGGTCTACCTCTGCAAAGACCTCCCGCTCGTCGAGAAGGTCTGGCGCGCCGCGCTATACGTCGGCGTGTACAACGTCCCGTCCGCCGAGGCCATCTGGACACGGTTTCCAACCCCACCTCGTCCTTCTGAGCTCCACGCGTGGGTCCGGGAGCACTGGGATGGTATCCGGTTCAGACGAGAACGCAAGACTGTTGGGCTGGACCCGACGCACGGAGATCGCTTCCTCGACTATTGTGACGGGGTTGACCCGACGACTGACGCCGCAATGTCGGGAGAGATGCACCGGATGTCATTCGATGAGCTCTGGCGCTTCGCCATGCGGCTCCCTCACGTCGGGCGTTACGCGGCGACCAAGCTCTGCGAGATCTGGTATCGTCTTGGGCTGGCTTCTGCACCTGTGAGAGACATCAGACCGAAGGGCGGATGGAGTCCTCGTGCTGGGCTCAACCTGATCTTCGGCTCAGACGTCGCGTCTTACGACGTGCATGACGACTCTCCGTCTGCTCTATACTTTGCCAACGAGCGGGCCGGTATCCTCAAGGCGATGTACCCAGAGATGTCTTACTTCGAGCTGGAGGTCCTCCTCTGCGAGTACAAGACCAGCTTCAGCACGAAGCGTCAGTTCCCTGGGCGTTCTCTCGACAGCGAGCTCGCCTACGAGCGAACGGTCGCCGAGTACTGGGGAGAACGCCGTACGGATCACATGCGTGTCCGTCCTCTGCTCTCTCCGGTCTGGGCTCTCGGAGAGATACAGGGCTGGGATCCGAGCGAGAGGCTGAAGAACCTGGGTCGAGTCCTCTCGGCTCATGGTTACACCTGGTCCGACGGGCTCTACGACTACAGAGCCACCACCGACTTTTCCAACCCTGTCAAGCGAGGGACGCCATGAACTTCTACGCGCTACATCCCCGACTCTTCATCCGGCCGCACACCAGGCACATCGACACGGAGCGAGTACTCGCTGCTCTCGCTGAGCGACAGATCCAGATGGTCGTGAACGTGGCGCTGATCAACGACCCCATTCTGGCTGGAGGCTGCAGGACTGTCGGCATCGAGTATCGTCACGTCCCGCTCCACGACTCTGGGAACAAGATGGATCGATTCCTCGTGAGGACGATCGCTAAGGATGTCGCGAGTCGACTCCCGTATCACGCGGTCTTGGTCCACTGTGACAGCGGGTGGAACCGGAGCGCGCTGATCGGTGTCCTGGCCCTGATGTACCATACTGGTCAGTCACCGAAGGATCTCATCATCGTGGCTCGAGAGGCTCGAGGCCATCAACTCCTGAAGAACAAGGCATTTGAGCAGTTCCTTCTCGAGGAGGTACCGTGAAGCCGTTCATCACGACACACTCGGGTCGTCGGGTGGACCCGACGGCGATGACGCTCGACGACATCGTCATCACTGACATCGCCCATGCGCTCGCGCTGTGCAATCGGTTCGCCGGGCACAGCCGGTGGCCGATCAGCGTCGCCCAGCACTCCGTCGGGGTCTCTCTTCTCCCCGGCGTGCCGCCGCTCCAGGGCCTCCTCCACGATGCGGCTGAGGCATACGTCGGCGACATGACGAAGTGGCTGAAGAGCGTCCCGGAGATGGAGTTCTATCGCCGGGTAGAAGACGACCTCCAGCGGCAGATCTACGCCCGATTCGGGTGTCCTGTCGCGCTCGACCCTGGCGTCGAGCACGGGGACAAGACAATGGTCCGCTACGAGTACCACAATGCCTTCGATACGGCAGGTCTCGGCGTTCCGGGGTATCCTCCTGTCTCGTTGGAGGAGGAAGAAGTTCTAGGACGCGTCTTCGCCGAGACAGGATGGAGGGCCAAGATGGACTGGTCAGAGGCGGAGGATCTCTTCTTAGCGCGCTTCAACCAGCTCGTCGATACGCTCGACGCTACGCAGAACGGTGGTGGCGTGATCTACACTCCAAAAAACACTTTACTTTGACCTTAAAATTAGGTATAAGAGAGGCCTCGTCAAATGATCGTCAACCCTCGCGGTACCTTTGGCTCAGGCAAGTCCACGATCGTCCGTAAGGTCATGGAACGCTACGCCGAGCGCGATCCGGCCATGACGCCCGGCCGCAAGCAGCCCTACGGTTACACGTGTTACCGTGCCGACGGTGGCCCGAACCTCTGGGTCGTCGGGCACTACGAGACACGCTGCGGTGGCGCCGACACGATCGACCGGATCGACGACATCTATGCTCAGGTGAACGGAGCCGCCGAGCGTGGGTACGACGTCATCTACGAGGGTGGCGCGCTGGTCCAGAGCGACTGGAGACGAGCGGCAGCCGCTGCCGCCAGATTTCCAACACTCATCATCGTCCTGGACGTGCCGATCGAGATGTGTCTCGAGGGGATTCGTGCGCGACGTGAGGCGCGTGGTGACACACGTCCGCTCAACCCGAAGAATACCATCGGCCGCGCGCGCGATACCCTGAGGAACGCCGAGCACCTGCGTACGAACAACGTGGCCGTCGAGAAGTTTCAAGACCGTGACCTCGCGGCGGTGCGCGCTCTGGGAGCACTCGGGTGGTCCTGATCGACCGATTCTTCGCGACCGCTCGCGAGAGATACCGGATGAAGCTCCGACGGTTCGCGGGAGAGGACGTCCCGTGGACGACCGACCCCATCCTCTCTGCCTGGCGGTTCTGTAACGTTCATCGAGAAGACGACAAGACGACGGTCTGGTTCCGTGAGAACGTGAGATCTCATCTGACGAGAGAGACCGCGGTCTTCTCCACGGTCGCGTTCCGATGGTTCAACAGGATCGAGACCGGGCAGCTGATCAGAGACTTTCTCGTCTCTGGTACCTGGGACACACACGTGGTTCGTAAGCGGCTCAAGGACGTCAGGCCACTGACGACCGGAGCCTACATCATCAACTCCCCGTGGGGGATGAACAAGCTGGATGGGATCTTGCAGTGCCTCGGTAAGGCACGGCGTCTGATCCCGAAGCTCGAGATCGGTTCCAGTCTCAGGGAGTCTTGGCGGGAGCTACAGGCCTTGCAGTGCTTCGGGTCCTTCATGGCCTACGAGGTCGTCTCTGACCTGCGCTGGACTCCTGTTCTGGCGGACGCCGAAGACCGAATGACGTGGGCTGCGGCAGGCCCGGGATGCGCGCGCGGGCTCGGGAGAGTGCTGCGCGATGACCCGAACCATTTCCACTACGGCTCAGCCTCCGGGCAGGCCGAGATGCTCGACCTGATGCAGACCCTGCTCGCCTATAGTCGAGATACGCTCTACTGGCCAGCTGCCTGGCGGCACTGGGAGATGCGAGAGGTCGAGCACTGGGCCTGCGAGTTTGACAAGTACGAGCGCGCACTGAGAGGAGACCGTCTGAAGAGGAGATACCCTTGAGCGAGCGGCGGGACGTCTTTCTTGGAGCCTTCATCACCAGGTCGCTCCGCAACGCGCTAGACAAAGAGGCGAATCGTCGTGGAGCCTCTCTGTCTCTCATCGTCCAGTCAGCTCTCTCCAAGCACTTCAAGCTGAAGAACGGGCACCACGGGAATCGCCGTGGGCAGGGACGAAAGATCGATCCTCGTGTCAAGCTGACCGAGACGTTCAGGACAGCGATACTGGGCTCACGTCTCACGAGAGAGGAGCTCGCCAAGATGGCTGGTTTCAACCGGGCTCAGTCGCTCTCGACGCTACTCCGTGGAGACGAGATCATCATGTCTTCAAAGACCAAGAGCCATGTCGAGAGGCTCGTCACGGCCCTGCGATACCAGGGCGAGGTCTACCTGTGAAGGTCCTTAGCGTACGAAACGGACACGAGGCCCTGGCCGCTGGTGTGAACCTCCTCCGGTCATGCGGGCAGTACCGCACGAGTCGCAACGGTGAGGTCGTTCTGGCCCCTGGGCCGGTGACGACGGTCTACAGCTGCCCGATCGAGCGCGTCATCTTCTGGCCGGAGAGGGACGCCAATCCGTTTTTCCACCTCTACGAGGCTCTCTGGATGCTCTCCGGCAGAGATGATCTCGCGCCGCTGCTGAGCTACGTCAAGCAGATGCGCGAGTACAGCGACGATGGGGTGACCCTCCACGGTGCTTACGGAAAGCGGTGGCGGGCACACTTCGGTCTGGACCAGCTGTCTCGCATCGCCTGGCGGCTCCGTCATAACCCGGACGACCGTCGGTCGGTGCTGCAGATGTGGGACGCAGCGAACGATCTGGACCGGGCACGGTGGGGGAAAGACGTCCCGTGCAACCTCACCGCGACTCTCCAGCGAGACATCGCTGGTCGTCTGGACATGGTCGTGTTCTGCCGTAGCAACGACATCGTCTGGGGTGCCTACGGCGCCAACCTCGTACACTTCTCCATGATGCAGGAGTACGTAGCCTGCCTCATCGGGTGTGAGGTCGGCACATATACCCAGGTGAGCGTCAACTATCATGCGTACACCAAGACGATCGCCAACCTGTGGGATCTGTCTCTCCGCGATCCAAACCCGTACGAACATCTGGTCCGTCCTACCCCGATGAAGGACGAGCTCCATCTCAGCATCCACAGCCTGTGTCGAGAGGCGATCTACGGACCGCATTCTGATCAACCTGTGCCGAGAGGTGCTGAGGTGTTCCGAGCAACTCTCGACGCTCACCGGCGATACCGGGTGGGAGACCCGATCGACGACATCGTCAGCAGTCTCAGGACGCACGAGAAGGCGGACTGGTGTCGTGCGAGCATCGAGTGGCTAGAGCGACGCCGCAAGTATCATTTCCAAGAGACGAGGAGCACGCTATGACCCAACGAGTCGACCACCCGCTGCACTACGGAGGCGCGACCAGTCAGTTCGAGCACGTCAAGGTCGCCGAGGCGCTCGGGTGGGTCGAGAACGCCTTCATCTACTCTGCCACCAAGTATCTGTGGCGTCTCGGGAAGAAGAGCGACGCTCCGGTCCTGGAGGACCTCAAGAAAGCGCGCTGGTACATCGACCGAGAGATCCGTCGTCTCGAGACCGGACTTCTCGACGAGGTGATCGACGCGGCCGAGCAGATGAAGATGGACCGTCTCGCCGCGTCTCGATGAAGAAGAACGAGAAGACGCTCCAGGCTCAGCTGGCCAAGGCGCTACGCCAGGCGATGCCGGGTTCTGTCGTCTTTCGGCACGAAGACGTGATGACCGCCGGGATACCGGACATCAGCGTCACCTGGCACGGCAGAACGTTCTGGCTGGAGCTCAAGGCTTTTGGTGGAAAGACTCGTGGGATTCAGGCGCTCACTATCGGCCGTCTCGGGCGTGTCGGCTACTCCGGGATGATCAAGTTCGGAGCCAGCGGCCAGATATGGATGATGCTGTCGCAGAATGACAAGCCTGCTGAGAACTACGTCTTCCTCTATCTTAGCGAGCTGGTCCAAGCTATCGTAGAGGCGATGCGGCGATGAATCTCGGTCTTGACCTGAACTGTCCTCTGGTCGGTCTGGACCTCGAGACCACCGGGCCGAGTCGAAAGACTGACCGTATCGTCCAGATCGCAGTAGTCAAGATGTACCCCAACAGCAGCACGACGGAGTGGCAGACTCTGGTCAACCCGGGGATTCCCATCGCTCCTGAGGTCACGGCGATCCATGGCGTGACCGACGCTATGGTCGCAGACGCTCCGACCTTCGAGATGCTCGTTACGAAGCTCGCCAGCGGACTGAAAGGGTGTGACTTCTGTGGGTACAACGTGCGTTTCGACCTGGACGTGCTCGCCAGTGAGTTCAGACGCGTCGGTGGTCGTCCCGAGCAGTATCTAAACGGTCGTATCCTGGACGGATACCGAATCTTCAACCGTCACGAGCCGAGGAATCTCACGGCGGCAGCGCAGTTCTACCTCGGCGAGAAGCACGAGGGTGCCCACGACGCGATGGCTGACGTACGCATGACGCTCCGCGTGATCCAGGCACAGCGCGAGCGCTACGGTCTCTCGGACAGCATGGAAGAGCTCTATCGCACATACTTCGAGGAGCCCGCTGACGGGGCGATCGACCCCGACTCTAAGCTGATCTACAAGCACGGAGAGCCGGTAGTCAACTTCGGCCAGAAGAACATCGGCAAGCCGCTCTCTCAGTGTGATGACGGGTACCTCGACTGGCTCATGCGCGGCGACTTTACGCCGAGCGTCAAGGCGGCTGTACGAACCGAGCAGGAGAAGAGGAAGAAGCGATGAGTGGAGACACAGAGCGATACCAGCTCGGCGAGCTCATGACCCTCATGGAGGCTGGGCGGGTCCGCTTTACCGACTGGGAACAGAACTTCATCGAGAGCCTCTCAGCGCGTGACCTATCAAGGCTCAGCGAACGTCAACGCACGATCCTCACGAAGCTCTACGAGGAGAAGACGTCTTGACTTTTCCATGGAAGACGGAGCCGATGCCTCATCAGATCGAGGGCGTCGAGGAGCTCACGTCTCGCGTGAACCCCGAGCGTGGCCGTACGCTCCCCGGCTGTCTCATGCTCGGCGACTCGATGAGGATGGGGAAGACGAAACAGGTGATCGATGCGGCTCATGTCCTTCACGCTCGTGGGGAGATCGATCGAGTCCTCGTAGCGACGACTGGAGCCGGCAAGTCGGTATGGGCTGACCCAGAGTTCGGAGAGATCAGAAAGCACAGCTGGGACGACGTCCCCATCGACGTCACTGTGGTGCACCAGAAGGACCGTACCTGGGTCAGAGGCCCGAAAGGACCTGATGCGCTCCAGTGGTTCGTCACGAACTACGAGTATCTCCGTAACAACGACAAGACCGATCGGTCACCGACGCGGATCCAGTTCAAGATGATCGCTGGGCCGCGTACAGTTCTCGTGCTCGACGAGAGCAGCGCGGTGAAGGGCTCTAAGAGCCAGCAGACACGGGCCTGCCTATTCCTACGCCAGTCCTGCAGCTGGGTGTGGCTGCTGAACGGAACGCCGCTGGACCACTCGCCGGAGGATGCCTTCAGCCAGTGTCTCATCATGGACCCGGGGATACTTGGTGTCTCGTTCATCACCCACTTCCGTGCTCGCTTTGGAGTCCTTGAGCAGCACCAGAACCACAGGACTGGACGACGCTACTTCACGGTCTCACGCTGGAGGAACCTCGAGGAGCTCAAGCGTCGTATCGCTCCGTACGTCCTTCGTCGCCCTGAGCACCTAGCGAAGCTCCCGCCGGTCCTCCCCCCGATTACCATCACGGCCACGCTCGGCGACAAGACCTGGGCGAAGTATCGAGAGCTCCGTGACGAGTTCGTGACCTGGGCCGACAGCCAGACGGTCCTCACCGCAGCACAGACCGGAGTGCGCCTCATACGGCTCGCTCAGATGACCTCTGGGTTCTTCGCCGGGCTCGTGACCGAGGAGACGTGTCCTGGGTGCAACGGTACGCCGCTAATGAACGACGTGGAGTGTAAGGTCTGCGGTGGTTCTGGGATCGCCGAATATCGAGAGGAGCCTCGAGACCTCGGTCGTGAGAAGACCGATCTGGTCGTCGACTGGCTCGCCGAGCGTCTAGAGGAAGAGCCTGACCTCAAGGCGGTCATCTGGTGTCGCTTCCGGCATGAGCTGGAGCGTCTCTTTACCACCATGTTAGGTAACACGCGCTTCATCCGAGCCGACATCGCCAAGCTCTACGGAGGACAGAACAGAGTCGAGCGCACCGAGGCGCTCAGGCTCTTGCACCCGGAGACGACGTCAGCGGGTCGCCCAGCCTTCCTTATCGGGACTGTCAGCACCGGAGCCATGTCGATCAACTGCTCTGCGGCGAGCCTCGCGGTGTACGTCTCGAACAGCGTCTTCCTGCGAGATCGGCTCCAGAGCGAGGCACGCATTCGTATGGGCGGTCAAACACGGCCGGTCCAGCACGTCGACGTCATCGCCGAGGGGCCTTCGGGTCAACGAACCGTTGACCACATCGTCGTGAAGTCTCTTCGTGAGAAGAGGGAGCTCGTCGACTCGATCGTCGGCGACTGGGTCAAGGAGATTCGCTGAATGGGCAAGTACGATCGGGTGATGGACACTCTGGCGCGGCTCCCTCGTGAGCAGACCGATTACCAGTCGCGTATCGACCTGAAGAAGGCCGAGATCGAGGAGAAGACCGCCGCTGCTCTGGCACGACGTTACACCATGCTTCGTGCCAGTAAAGAACAGATCGAGGAGAGCCTCTCTCCGATCAACCTAGAGCTCGAGGCTCTCGTCCAGCTCATGGAAGACAGCTACGAGGCTGAGGGTCTCAGGAAGCTGGACATGGCAGACGGAGGGAGCGTCGCTCTCCAGCCGGAGCCGTACGCGAGTATCGCAGACAAAGAAGCTTATCGTCAGTGGTGCGTCTCAGAAGGCATGGAGCACGCGATGCACCTCTGGCCCAGCGCCACGCAGTCGCTCGTGAAGGAGCGGCTCTTGGCAGGACACGACGCACCGCCTGGCGTCGAGGTCTTCTTCAAGAACAAGGCGGTCTGGAGGAAGTAACGTCATGGGTAAGCAAGAGATGGTAAAGAAGACCGAGACGTCGATGATGGAGATGCCGGATTTCATCACGTCTGGTGACACGCGCGGGACCGAGCACATCGGGAAAGACGACATCAGACCTCCTCGGCTCAGCCTCGCTCAGGGCCTCAGTCCGCAGATGATCGAGACCGATCCTCTGTACATCGACGGCCTGAAGCTCGGTGACGGGTTCAACGACCTCACCGGACAGATCTACGGGAAGACCCCGATCGACGTCCTCATCGTGAGAGCCGACCCGCCCCGTCACGTGGAGTTCGGAGAGGATCGTGAGATCGTCGACGCCAACGTCCCGGCCAACGACCCGCGAGCCCAGTGGACCGACGGTCCCGACGGAGATCGGGTGAAACCCGTAGCCACGAAGTTCTACGATTACGTGGTCTTGAAGCTCCCGGAACGGGAGCCGATCGCTCTCTCCTTCAAGAGCACCGGGATCAAGACCGCGATGCGGCTGAACAGCCTGATCCGCATGAAGCCCGTGCCGCTCTTCGCCTGCGTGTACCAGCTCACCCCGGTCCAGAACAAGAACGACGAAGGGACCTGGTTCGGGTGGTCAGTCCGCCAGGCGGGCTTCGTCCAGGACAAGGCGCTCTACGACTTTGCTCAGCAGGTCTTCGACTCCTGGAAGGAGAAGAGAGTCGACTACGCGACCGATCCCGAGGCGGAGGCGACTCCCTCCGCCGAGATGTGAAGCTCCTCAAGGCGGGAGACATCGTTCTCTCGAGCGGGAACAGTCGGTTCGCGCGACTCGTCCGGTGGGGACAGACCTCACCGGGCGAGGAGAGGTCGCTCGTCAACCACGCGATCATCGTTCACAGCGGCGGCCACCCTGCCTTCGCGCGGATCGTGGAGTCAGACAGCGTGGTTCGGTATGGGGCTCTCAGCGATTTCCACTCTCGAGACATGTGCTACGCCTTTCGTCCCAAGAACATCTCCGAGACCGTCTTGTCCACGATCGTGAACGCAGCCTACCGTCGCATCGGAGAGCGATACGGGTACCCACAGCTCTTCGCGCAGCTCACGGACACGAAGCTATTCGCCGGCAAGAACGTCGCACGACGGCTCTTCGCTGGGCCTAGCCATCGTGCCGTCTGCAGCCGACTCGTCGCCGAGGCTTACGGCACCGCCGGGTACGACTTTGGTGTCCCGGCGTACGCCGCGTCACCTGACGACATCTTCGACTTCTGTACGTTCCGGTCAGACAAGTACGACGGTGTCTGGTCAGGTCTCCCACAGCTCACGGAATAACAGAGGAGGTCACATGGGAACGATAAGGACGCTGTTCGAACACGTGGACGAGATGCTGGGAGCACGGTACGACCTCCGTGTCGACCCAGCTCATGTACGCCACGTCGAGGAGACGTCACTCCGTGGTGATCCGACTCTCGACCTCGACGAGTTCGGTCGGCGCTACACGGCCGAGCTCAGACAGAGGATCATCGACGGGTCTCGGCCGAAGCGACCGCTGACCGAGACTCGTCCTCAGATGCTGTACTTCAAGGACGCCGCGAGGAAACGTGCCTAAGCTCTGCGTCCTGCGCTCTCACGAGCGCATCATCGCCACGAACCGTCGCTGCACTCGCGATCGTGCCGTTCTTCGTAGGAGTGTCCATCGTCGCTGCGTACGTCTGATCAAGATCATCGATGCCGCCCTAGCGGGAGAGGCTAAGCCTGGAGTAGACATGGAGAAGAACCAGTGAGACTGAAGAGGTTCGTAAGCGTCCTGGCGATCGCGACCGCGACGATCTGGGCGTGCGCACGCAGTTCCGAGTCTCCGACGTTGCCGTCAGAGATTTCCAAGCCCAGCAGCACCGCTGTTCAGTCGTCCACGCTGACCGCGTCCGACATCTCGAACGACGACCGCATCTGGTTCAAGACCCACGCTGTGACCTTCACTGTCGAGGGGACGCGCGTCACGGTCGTCGCCAAGAACCCCTGGGACCACGAGATCGCTCAGGGAGACGCCAGAGACTTCTGGCTGACAATATTCGACAAGAACTCCACCCCTCAGACCCACATCGGAAAGGCGGGCTCGTTCCGACTCGGTCCGAAGGACACCGGGACGCTCACGGTGGACGTCGGCTACGACCACTGTTACGTCGAGGCAGAGCTGCGACTCGACAACGGGCTCCTGGAGAACAACGGTGGTCCGGCCGCGTACCTCTTCGGGGTCGGCAACCTCGAGATCGCCGGGTGCCGGAAGCCTCCTCGTAAGATCCCGCCTCCCGAGTGTCGGGTCGTCCCGATCGAGATCCCCGACGGGGCCTCGACCGTTCCTTCCGAGCTCCCAGCCTGCGACCTATGCGACAACATCGAGGGTTATCAGCGCACGATCCCTCTCGACGAGAGCCAGCAGCCCTTCATACGCGTCTTCGACGAGGAGACAGGGCAGTTCCTCTGTACGAAGCGCAGCGCGTGCGCCGAGCCGACCTGGGTCTCCGGCGAACCGATTGTCACCGACGGTGAGTGGGGCGAGTGCTCCACGAACGTCACTGCAAGCTGGTGGGGCCACCCGCCTCCGTCCTGCTCACGTACCCGCATCGTCACGACAGTCGTGAACGAGACCAACTCATGCACACAGGAGACTCGTGAGAAGTCGAGAGACACGCGAGTCGAGAGTGAAGCATGCGAGTGTCCTCGTAAGCACCACAACTAGACCGCGCCTCGTTCTCTGCCCTCCGGTTTTCCATCTCCGGAGGGCAGCATAGGAGGCACGAACTCAATGCCATTCACAGACGCCGAGCAGAAGCGCTTCGAGACGGTGCAGCACACCATCACTGCCGCGCTCTCTGAGCTCGGCTACTCGGTCGACGCGCCCATGCTGCACGGCATCGCGGTCTGGCTCGCGTTGAACGCGATAGCTCAGGACAAAGACCCAGTAGAGATCATCCTTAACGCGATAATCAACCTCGCTAACACAGAGAACTACACCGTCACTCGCACCAACGTCAAGAGTGTTCAGTAGGAGGGATGAGAGATGAGACAGCCGAGCTTCGGTCGTATCATGAACCCCGACCCGAGAGACCACGACTACCTGGTCCGCTCGCACGCTGCGCTCCTCGGCGCGCCGATCCGCCCGAAGCGCCGGACCTGGTACCTGCCGATGTCGGAGCGGCTGAACCAGGGCGCCAAGCCGCACTGCGTCGGCTTCTCCTGGAAGCACTTCCTTCGCAGTGAGCCGCGAGTCCGCGGTGCCGCCATCGCGCCCAGCACGATCTACGCCGAGGCGCAGAAGGTCGACGGGATCCCCGGCGAGGCGTACGACGGGACGACCGTTCGCGGCGGAGCGGTCTACCTCAAGAAGTCGGTCAGCGTCGTCGCGACGTACCGGTGGGCGTTCAACGTCAACGACGCTCTCGACGCCTGCGGCCTGGTCGGGCCGCTGGTCCTCGGGACGGACTGGTACGAGGGGATGCTCAAGCCGGACGCTGGCAACGATATCCATCGGTCCGGCCGGGTGGTCGGCGGCCACGCCTACCTCCTCATCGGCTACGACGACGCTCGTGGCCTGGCTCTCATCCAGAACAGCTGGGGCACGAGCTGGGGCATCGGTGGTCGAGCCTATCTCCCGTACCAAGACCTGGAGGCGCTGATCGACGCCGGCGGAGAGGCCTGCATCGCGACGGAGGTGTGACATGGCTCAACCGATACGACCCCGCGTGAGATCGACATACACGGTCGTGGAGCTGGAGCTCTCGGCTCCTGCCTTCGATGAGATCCATCGAAAGCTGGTCGAGGCTGGCTACGACCACGTCATCGACGAGGAGGGGATCGACATGACTGGCATCAAGGTCGTCCCCGAGAAGGAGCTGGTATGCTGACCGCCACGGCGCTTCTTTTCCAAGCCGCTCTCGAGCTCCGCGTCATCAACCTGCCGGCTCGCCGCTGGCCGGCAGGGATGGCGACTCCCGACGTGACGTGCCGCGTCCGTGACGTGCACGGCACGCTCGTCAGGAGCGAGTCCAGGAAGCGGCTCTTCCTACGTGGGCTCGGACTGAAAGCCCAGCCGAGCGGCTGGTACGTCGACCACATCGTGCCGCTGGCCTGTGGCGGCTGTGACGTCCCGAGCAACATGAGCCTCCTGAACGAGGCCGAGTGGAAGGCCAAGATGCTCTTCGAGCGTCGTATCTGTGGGCAGCAGGGAGAGGAGAAGCCATGAGGTTCAGCATCATGCCGGACGGCGACGGTTTCGCCGTGGTGGTCTTCGACACCGAGGGGAACAGCAGCATGAGCGTGGCTGGCTTCCCGACGCACGAGAGCGCACAGGGGTACATCCAAGACCTCACGTTGAAGCTGCTCCGCTCTCTCGCGCAGAACCCGATCAAGAAGGTATCGTGAGACCAAGAGAGGCGATCCTGGCGGTCTGGATCGCTCTCGGCATCTTGGACCTGTCTGAGGGCCACGCCTACTGGGCCTTCTGGTGCGCGCTCATGGCCGGGGCCAACCTTGGTTACGGTTTTCCACGTTCAGAGGACGAGAGAAGATGATGAAGGTCACTAAGCAGAAGCCGATCGACTACTGTGAGCGCTGCGGGCGTCCCATCGCCTATCGCGACGAGATCGGCAAGATCACGTACATGTGGGCCCAGCACGGACCAGGCAGGTGCGAGCAGAAGATGGGTCGACTCAAAGAGGTCACGTCGTGAGAGAGCACGTCCGCGTTCGACACGTCGACTGCCAGCTCGACAGCTGCCCGACCTGCGACGGCGGTCTCTTCTGCTGCGCCATCTGCGGTGGTGCCGAGAGGACCCTCACGACGGAGTGCCCGGGTGAGCCGGTACCTCAGGGGATCCAGGACGCCGTCCGCGAGGGGCGTCTCGACTTCCGAGGAGGATGGTTCATCGTCTAAGACGAAAGGGTGGAGCCATGAGCTACGAGAAGGACGACGCGAAGCTGTACGTCCCAGGCGTCTGCGCCGAGGCAGACAACGGTGAAGTGTGTTTCCATGACCCAGAGCACACTACCGCACCGTATGCGGTGATGGACGAGGAGGGCCGACCGACACCGGTCCCGTGCGCCTACCTCCCGCACTCCTGCGACCAGTGGGTGATCGGAGGCCCCGAAGAGCTGCGCCTCATGATCGCCGAGCTCACGGCTCTAATCGAGAAGATCAGTTGAGCCTCGACCGTCTCGCTGTCGCCCTGCGCTTCTGGGCAGGGTGATGGGGATGGACACCCCTACGATCGAGCCAGCCTCCTTCGTCAGCGACCGGTGTGCTCAGGCGGTCGCTCGCCCGATCGCCGGGCAGCTTCGGACGCGCCTTATCGTGAACGTCGACGTCTCTCGCTGCGGCAGGCAGGACGAGTCTTACATCGCCCGCCACGAGATGTGCCACTTCAGGATGTACCACCACGAGATCCTGCGAGACGGCGACGCGGCCCACGGGGACGATTTCCCAATCGTGCATGAGCGCATATGCCCCAGCCGGGCACAGGGCGCGTGACTACTGGACCCGCCTGCCACGAGAGGAACGCGAGAGCGATGGCTGCTGAGATGATACTTGACGAGGACGACGTCCTGTTGCGATGTGGGGCCTGTCGACACCTGATGACCAGACACCTCTCTGGTCGAGACGCGATCGACGACACGACGGCGGGGGAGGGATACGTCAGCGAGGGGTGCCTGGACTGCGACTGCCCGTTCGTGTTCATCACCGAGGTCGTCAAGCTCTCCTCAGAGAGGATCGTGGTCGAGACGCCGCTCGACTTTATTCCTGACCGTCATCAGTTCTTGCCAGGAGAGTTCAGCTTCGAGAGCAATCTCCATCCTCTGTCTCCTCCGACCAGCGCCACGTGGCGGGTCACCTTCCCTCCCATCGAGGAGGCTCACAAGAGGTGGCTCGAGTCCGTCGACGTCGCCGCACATCCTGGTCATCCCCTCCTCTGCGCGATGCGGCTCGCTGCCTGGAGGCTCGAGGAGGAGCTCCACAAGACGCGAGAGGACGCTCGACCGCAGTACGTTACCGACGCGCTGACACGACGCAACATCGCTAGGAGTCGCTACACGCGGCACCTCGAGCGACTCGACCGTGGACCATCCCCGTACCTCGGAGCGCCAGAGTACTGGGATCGACTCGCTGGTCAGCGAGAAGAGCGTGACGCGATGCGGACAGCGTGGGGGGGAGCGGCATGAGACAGCCATCCAGCCGACCAGTAGCGGTGCGCTCCAATAGTCGGGCAGCGGCGGCTCCCCCGCCGAGGCGGCGATCGGGACGGCTCCGTCCCAGCCGAGCCGGCGCCCTACGGCCGAGCCCTTCCCCCGACCGGCCCCCGGCCGGGAGCCCTACGGAGCGCCTAGGAGTCCGAGGCCCGGCTCCAAACCTTTAATTTAGTTTTCCACTCGGGAGATAGTTAGGTGCCTAAGACGACCCTACAGTGGTGCCCGTCGTGCCGAGAGCTGGTCATCGCGTCTCTGGCCTACGAGTACCGGCTTGGCCAGCTCGTGTCGGACCGTAGCGTCTGTCCCTGTGGACGAGTGCTGTGGGACTGGGTGTACGTACAGGGGCCCCTCTACAGGGAGAGGCCTCCTGCCACCCCTCCACCGGCTCCTCCCGCGCAGCTGCGCCTCTTCTGAGGACGTCTCATGAAGACACAGGCAGAGAACGACCTAGCCACCACTCTCGACGCGATTCGGAACCGACACTGGACGGCGGTCCTCCTGGAGCCGGGGACCAAGAGGCTGCTCTCGGGCCGGACCTGGGAGGAGTGCTCGACCTCTGACCCCAGAGCAGTCAGGAACCACCTGTCGCGCGGAGGAGGCGTCGGGCTAGACGTCTACACCAGCGGCCTCGTAGTGCTCGACTTCGACGTCGTCGGGTCGCTCGAGACCCTCTGCTCACTGCTCGGCCCGATCCCCCTGACCAGCACGAGCCCGAGCGGCGGCACGCACGCCTATTTCCATCGTCCCGAGGTGAGCCTGAGCTCTCGGCTCGCGTTAGGCGACGAGCGGGTGGGCGACGTGATCCGCGGCCCGAGGCAGCAGGTGCTCCTGCCGCCGTCCCCGTACCCAGGGAGCGAGAAGCGCGGGGTGCCCGCCGGAGGCCACTACCGCTGGATCGGCGACCCGCTGCTGCCTGCCTACGTATTACCACCCGCGTGGCTCGAGCACCTCACCACCGAGGCGCGACCCGCCTGGATCCCAGAGTCTACCGAGGGACACCCCGAGGAGGAGCCCTGGGGCGGACCCACCCCGGCGGAGATGCACGAGCGCGCTCGGCGCCAGCCGGGCCACCGTCGCCGCTCCAAGGGCGCCAAGTTCCAGTGCCCGCGCTGCCACGAGGAGGGACACGACCGCCACCGCGACAACGCCTTCTTAGGCAACGACGGACGCTACGGCTGTGCCTACGCCCCTGGCGACCGTGACCATCGCCGGGCGATCGGGAGGGCACTCGGCGTCGGCGAGATCAACAGCGAGGTGCTCGACACCCTCGTGGACGACAGCATCGTGGACAGGCTCATGCGGGGTGTCAAGTGGTAAAGGTCGAGGACTCTACTCTCACTAAGAAGCTGAAAGAGCGCATCGTCAGCCGCCGCATCGATAAGCTCGCCGAACGCCAGGTGCGTGAGGAGGAGAGCGCCGCGCGGAAGGTGGTACTCACCCGAGCCGACTCGATCCGGCCCGAACAGACGTTGTGGTTCTGGGAGGAGACACCCCCGCCACGTTTCCATCGGCACTTTGGGGATCAGCCTATCGGACGCATCCCCCTCGGGGAGTTGACGCTGATCGCCGGGCGCGAGAACGAGGGAAAGTCCACGCTCGGATACGAGCTTCTCGCCCGCGTAACACGAGGCCAGCTACACGGGCACTTCTTCGGCGAACCGCGCGCGGTCATCATCGTCGCGACAGAGGACAGCTGGCCTAAGACGGTGGTTCCGCGCTTGATGGCAGCAGGAGCAGATCTCGGCTTAGTCTATAAGGCGACCGTGCACGTCGAGGAGATCGGCGAGTTCACCCTCAGTCTACCCGACGACATCAAACAGATCCAGGCTAAGGTGGAAGAGACCCGCGCTGTGGCGATGCTGCTTGATCCGCTCATGTCGCGGCTGAGTAGCAGGCTGGACAGCCACAAGGATCAGACCGTGCGCCAGGGACTGGAGCCGATAGCGAAGTTGAGCCAGGACTCAAGCGTGACCACCATCGGCGTTATCCATGTGAACAAGAGCAACGCCAGCGACCCACTGACCACCGTGATGGGCAGCCGAGCGTTCGTAGCGACATCACGTGCGGTCCAGTACGTCGTACGTGACCCGAACAATCCCAAGCAACGATTGCTCGGCGTCCCGAAGAATAACACCGGACTGAGCGGTGATGACTCACCCACGATGCTCTTCACGATCGAGGGCACTGAGGTGAATGGGACTGGCTTTGCATTGCGGACCTCTCGCGTCGTGTGGCAAGGGGTGAGCGAGATCTCCATCAACGATGTGGTCTATGACGTGGCTACGAATAACGCCGGTAAGACGAACGACGCAGTAGAGTGGTTGCGGTCCTTCATGGAGAAGACGAAGAGCGGGTGGGCTTGGTCCAGCGACATAAAAGACGCTGCGAAGAAGGCGCACCACAGCGAGCGTCTTGTCGAGCGAGCCCGCAAGGCGCTCGGCCTGTCGCGCATGTCGACAGGATTTCCACCCCGCGCGATCTGGGCGAGACCCGGTGTCGAGGTCCAGACAGAGCTCGGACCGGAGCCCACCGAAGAGCTGTAACTCACGACAGGGTCCCCGGTTACGCCCCGTGATGGGGGTGTGCGCGGCGGGGTCCCGTGTAGATAGCTCGGCGGCATTGGGCGGTATTGGTTCTATACTAATAGTATGAGTGAGTTAGGGATGTGGTATGGTTCGGCGGTATTGGGCGGCATTGGGCGGCATTGGGCGGTAAAGACTCGATAGAGGATGAAATGAGGGTGGTAACGAGAAAACCTCGGGTTTCCCCAATACCGCCGAGGTTCCCCAATGCCGCCCAATGCCGCCGACTCGGCGGTAATGGGTGGCGTCCTCTATCGAGTCTTTACCGCCCAATGCCGCCGAGGTTTGGTCCCCCCCCGCGCGCGCCCGCGCGCGTCTTCATTAAAGGGCGCACACGAGTACTCCTGCTTTCAGGTGGGTGGCCGGTCCTAACTCCAGTAGGGTGGGTATGACTTAGGAGTCGTCGGAATATTTTCCTTTACATCGGGCAAACGTTCGGCGTACCATTCGTCCCCGAGATGAACGTTGGTCCGACGACGACGCCAGTGCGCGAGGACGGACCGAGTGTGCCTCCAGACAGCAACCAGTCAGCGAGACCCGCGCATCTCTTCCGTCCGGGCTTCGATCCGCGACGCGCAGTCCCGGGCGGACCGAGGAGCACCACACGAGAGGCACTGAAGTGGCTGGAGGCGAACGCTCTCGCGTTCTCCGAGCGTCTCGAGGAGTTCACGAAGGACTCTCCGGAGGAAGACCCGTGCGTGCTCTGCGGTCGCGGGATGCCGAGGAACGACGAGACCAAGATCCGGGCGCTGATCGCGCTGCTCGATCGGACGCCGCAGATGGGGATGAAGGCCAGCGTGAGCGTGGACGACGGACGCAGCGCGTGGATCGAGTACCTCACTCCTGAGGAGTCGGAGGAGCTCTTCAAGATCCGCGAGCTGGCGCGCAACCGTCTCGTCGCCGCGCAGAGCGCGTCTGCGCTACCTCCCATAGACGTCTCGGCCACGGTGGTGACCCCTTGAGCTCGGCCGTCCTCGACTTCGACTTCGACGACGTGGCCGACCGACGCTACGACGAGTTTCGTCAGCGCCAGCTCTCTGCGGCGGAGTGGCCGACGCGCGTGCTGCCGGCGTTCCAGCCGCTCCTGGCGCGCTCACGCTATAAGGGTGCGTACGGCGGTCGGGGCGGGGCGAAGAGTCACTTCTTCGCGGAGTACCTCGTGCGACGCTGTGTCGAGCAGCCATCTCTGCGCGTCGTGTGCGTCCGCGAGATCCAGCGCTCCCTGGAGCAGTCGGTGAAGCGGCTCATCGAGGACAAGATCGTCGCGATGGGCTATCGCGGTCGCTTCAGGACTCTCAACACGTCGATCCAGTCGAGCGTCAACGGCAGCGGGGGAGTCATCATCTTCCAGGGCATGCAGGACCACACCGCCGACTCGCTGAAGTCGCTGGAAGGCTACGACGTCGCGTGGGTCGAGGAGGCGCAGAGCCTCTCTCGGCGTAGCCTGGACCTCCTGCGTCCCACGATCCGTAAGGAGGGCAGCGAGATCTGGGCCTCGTGGAACCCGATCGACCCGACCGACCCGATCGACGAGTTCTTCCGCGGAGATGTCCCGCCCCCGTCCGCGATCTCGGTGCGCACGTCGTGGCGCGACAATCCGTATCTCCCGCAGGAGATGAAGGACGAGATCGCGTGGGACGAGCGTCGTGACCCGGACAAGAAGGCGCACGTGTGGGAGGGTGAGTACCGCAAGATCAGCGAGGCGCGCGTCTTCAAGAACTGGCGCGTCGAGGAGTTCGTGTCGGAGAGCAAGCGTTTCCTGTACGGGTCGGACTGGGGCTTCGCGACGGACCCGACCACGATGGTGCGTTGCTTCTTCAAGGACAGTCGGACGCTGTGCGTCGACTACGAGCGCTATCGCGTTGGGCTCGACATCGAGAACACGCCGCACTTCTTCGACGGGCTCACGTGTGAGGGAAGCTGCGACGTGGCGCCGACGCACTGTCGTCGCCCCGGGCACGGCGTCGCGCGTGGGGAGGTGGTCACGGCGGACAGCGCGCGGCCGGAGACGATCAGCCACCTCCAGCGCCACGGGTATCGCCGGATGCGTCCCTCGATCAAGGGAGCGAACAGCGTGGAGGAGGGCATCGCGTTCCTCCAGAGTTACGACATCATCGTTCATCCGCGCTGCAAGAACCTCATCAACGAGCTGACGTACTACTCTTATAAGGTCGACCAGCTGAGCGGCGTCGTGATGCCGATCCTCGTCGACGAGAGCAACCACCTGATCGACGCGCTTCGGTACGCGATCGAGGAGACGCGTCGCTCGAGGATCGTCGGAGGAGCACTCTGATGGCGAAGCTGTTCCAGATGGCCCCGCTCCGGGTGTTGAGCGACATCATCAGCCGTGCTGGGCTAGCGAGCCGCGCGGGCATCACGTTCGGCGGCAAGCGGGACCTGTACGAGGCGCTCGGGTACCAGCGCGTGCTGCGCCCGACGGACTTCCGCTCGCGCTACGAGCGCAACGGCATCGCGCGTCGCGTGGCGCGCGCGTACCCCGAGGCGACGTGGCGCGGTGGAGCCGAGCTGGTGGAGGACCAGGATCCCCAGGTCAGCACGCCGTTCGAGGAGGCGTGGGTCGCGCTGAACGACCGCATCGGCGTGTGGGCCGCGCTCTCGCGGCTGGACGTCCTCGTCGGGCTCGGACGCTACGCGGTGCTGCTGATCGGAGCGCCAGGCAATCTGAGCGAGGAGCTTCAGCAGATGTCCTCGCAGGAGGACGTCCTCTACCTCCAGGCTTACGGCGAGGACGAGGCGGTGATCACGACGTACGAGGAGGACCCCGAGAACGCGCGATTCGGGCTCCCGACGATGTACACGCTCTCGCGACGCGCGATCAGCGGGGCGATGAAGCAGAAGGCGTTCAGCGTCCGCGTGCACTGGACGCGGCTCATCCACGTCGCGGAGGACACGCTGGACGATCGGGTGTTCGGGGACGCGCGCCTCGCTCCGGTGTGGAACTTCCTCGACGACCTCGAGAAGGTGAGCGGCGGTGGCAGCGAGGCTTTCTGGCTGCGCGTCCACCAGGGCCTGCTGTTCAACCTCGAGAAGGACGTCGAGATGTCGGAGCCGGACGTCCAGAAGACGAAGGAGCAGATGGACGAGTTCGTCCATCAGATGCGCCGCACCATGCTGACGCGCGGCATGGAGGTGACGCCGCTCGGCAGCGACGTGTCGAACTTCGCGAACCAGCTCGACGGGCTGCTCGGGCTCGTCTCCGGCAGCACGGGGATCCCGAAGCGGATCCTGATGGGCAGCGAGCGTGGCGAGCTGGCGAGCACGCAGGACCGCGAGAACTGGGACACGCGCGTCACGGACCGCCGCTCCGACTACGCCGAGCCGATGATCGTGCGTCCCCTCGTGAACACCCTGATCGAGCACGGTGCGCTGCCGGCTCCGACCGAGTACGAGGTGCGGTGGCCGGAGATCGAGTCGCTCACCCAGAACGAGCGCTCCACCATCGCGAAGGACTGGTCCGGCCTGAGCAAGTCAGCCGGTGGTCCGGTGGTGCTGCCCGCCGAGATCCGAGACCGCGTGCTGCGCCTCGAGCCGCTCTCTCCCGAGCAGCTGATGGAGTTCGAGGGAAAGCAGGCGGTGGAGGACGAGAAGAAGCGGGCCGACAAGATCGCGAGCATCAACGCCGTGCGCAAGGAGCGCGGGCTGAAGCCTCTGCCGGAGGACGCTGACCCGACGCAGGTCGGAGCCGACGGGACCGCGCCAGGGGAGCAGAGCGCGGGATGAGGTATCGGGCTCTCCGCTCCGAGGTGCGCTACCGGGCGGTCGTTCCGCGCCTGTCGGCGCAGCCTCGCGTCGCGGGTGGGCCAGGCTCCGGCAACTTCGGGCACGCCGGCAGGCCCGGCGAGATCGGCGGCAGCTCTCCGGGCGGAGACCGCGAGGACCGGCGTCAGCGGCGATGGGAGAAGCTAGTCACCGACATCGGGCGTCTCGAGATCCACGCCACGTCTGACGACGACATCCATCGAGTCTTCGCTGACGTCAACTCGCTCGGAGGAGTGGCCCCGACGTCCGAGCGCGCGAGCGCTCTCGCGATCGTGATCGACGGCCTGGACGTCTTCGAGAGCTCGACGGATCTCCAGCACGCGATCGTGGACGGGCTGCGGCTGCTGGGCGGGTCTGGCTCAGGGAACCACGGGCATCGTGGTCGTCCTGGCGAGGTAGGCGACCTCGCCATCCCGAAGGGTGCCATCGGTGTCGTGATGACAGGTGTGAACTTCCGTGCGGTGATCCATCTGCCGGAGTGCAAGCATGGTGTCGAGAGCAAGGGCCGTCCGACGTTCCCTGTCACGCAGGAAGAGATCGATGACCTGGAGGATCGTGGCATCAAGATAGAGGTAGCTCCCTGCGCGCGTGGCGCTCAAGGCGTCACCCTCCGTGACATGAGCGAGTGGCGCGTCGCGCGTCGGTCCTCTCGCGTCGAGGTCGACCCGATCGCCGCGCGCTGGGTGCGTCGCAACGGTCTCGAGCTCGCGGACCTCAGCGAGGCGCAGCGCGACGTGTTCCGAGGGATGATCGCCGGTGGCCTCGTGACCGGCCAGAGCGAGTCGATCCTGGCGGGGCGGATCGCGCGGCAGCTGGAGCCGAACACCGCGCAGGACGAGGCGATCGCCAACTTTGTCGCTCGTCTGCGGGGAGCACAGGGCGGCACGACGGTGGAGAACGGGCTGCTCTCGGTTCGTGTGCCGAGGAACGGTCTGACCGACTCGCAGGTCCGAGGCTGGGCCGACCGCTACGAGCGCCGACTGCTGCTCGCGCGCGCCCAGTCGATCGTCTCCTTTGAGCTCCGGCGTGCGCGGAGTCTGGCGCAGCTCGAGATCTGGCGCGCGGAAGACCTGCCGAGCAACGTCGAGAGGGTGTGGCATCCTCGAGGCGACAGCTGCCCCGTGATCTGCGACGAGATGGTCGGAACCTCGATCGGGCTCTTCGGGGTCTGGGAGCTGCCCGATGGACGAGAGATCGAGGCTCCGCCCGCGCACCCGCACTGTGACTGCTACGAGGATCTGTTCGTCCCGAGAGGCAGAGGCTAGTGCCGATCTTCAAGCGGCCGGTCCGGCTCGGGGTCGCGGCCATCCCGGCGTACGCGCTCGGAGAGGAGCCGGAGCCTGGCCCAGAGTATCTGAACCGCGTGATTCTCGTCGGTGGACAGCTGCGCTACTGCGACGGGCTTGAGTGGATCAACACGGCCGGAGGCACCGGAGTCGGGCTCACGACCAAGGGTGATCTGCTCACGCACGACGGGCTCGACACCGCACGTCTGCCGGTGGGCTCGGATGGAGACGTCCTGACGGCCGACTCTGCACAGACGCTCGGCGTCAAGTGGGCCGCTGGTGGTGGGAGTGGCGGGCTCACGATGAAGAAGATGCTGGTCAAGCAAGCGCTGAGGTGTGCGTGATCCTACTCGACGCGACCACGAAGAAGCTCACGGTCAAGCTCGGAGAGGCGATCTCCACGCTCGAGGCAGTCTGGAACGCGTCTTACATCCGGATCAACGTATCGACCCAGGACTTCATCGACGCTCTCGGGACGCGCGGGAACACGAACGGTGTCACGTCGGTCGAGATGGTGCCGGTCCCGGCGGCCGGGCAGATCAACAAGGTCGGACTCATCACCGTCATAAACCTCGACTCCGTCTCGCACCAGATCCAGGTGATCCTGGACGACTCTGCGGTCGAGTTCATGCTGGCTCGGTTCACGATCGCTCCGGGTGACCAGCTCCAGTACGCCGACGGTGAGGGATGGCGGGTCTTTGACTCTGCCGGAAACCTGAAGCAGACCGGAGGGATCCCCGGGACTCGGACGATCAACACTACCGCACCGCTCGCTGGTGGTGGTGACCTGTCGGCTGATCGAACGCTGTCGCTGCTCGACGACGGCGTGACCAACGCGAAGCTCGCGAACGTCGCGACGTCGACCTTCAAGGGTCGGGTCACTGCCGCGACAGGAGACCCCGAGGACCTGACGGGGACTCAGGCTACGGCCCTACTGGACGTCTTCACCTCGCTTCTCAAGGGTCTCGCACCCGCGAGCGGCGGAGGGGTCAGCAATTTCCTTCGGGCGGACGGAGCGTGGGCGGCTCCGACCGGTCTTAGTGCTGCCAAGGTCATGGCTCGCGTCGCCCTGAGGATCTAAGATCATGCTCGTTCTCGACGCCACGACGAAGTCGCTGGAGTTCCAGAACTTCTCTACCGCAGGGAACCCGATCTACATCAACGGATCGTGGGTCGAGCTGGACACCAGCATGGCTGTGGTAGACTGGGGAGGCTTCCAGTTCAGCCTCACGGCCACGGGCACCACGACGCTCCTGGCCGCTCCGGGAGCGAACCTCAAGCGCCGGATCCAGTTCATCAACATCTACAACTCGGACACGGTGGCCCACACGATCACGATCAAGCTCGACGTGAGCGCCTCGGAGTTCCCGCTCAACGCATTCTCCTTGCAGCCTGGCGACGTGCTGGTCTATCAGGACGGGCTCGGCTGGAAGTGCATCGACAGCTCCGGCAACGAGCGGCAGTCACGCGGTTACGACTTCCGTGGGATGAGCTTCCAGGGCTTTCAGCACACGAACCTCCTATCCGGGATCTCGTCCTTCTACGTCGCGGGTGAGAACTCGGCCGACGCGCTCGTGACCGGGGCTCCATCGGCGGGCACGCTGCGCGCCTTCCCGTTCGTGGCCCCGTTCAAGGGCGGGACCATCGACCAGATCGCGTTCGAGGTGACCACGCTGCTCGCCGGGAACGG